GAGCACTCGGAATTGCTGCACCAGATCGAGGAAGGGCAGAAAACGTTCAAGCGCAGCACCCGCGCCGACGAACTCGCCCGCGAAATGATCAATCTGTCCCAGCCCGAGCAGGCTGCGAGGCTTCAGGGGGCACGCGATGCCATCCAGGAGGTCATCGACAGCAGCGTCAGGGGCGACACCACGGCCCGCAACATGCTGCTCAGCAAGTCCGGCAGGGCCAAGCTCGAGCTATTGTTCGGCAAACAACGCGCCGATCGCCTTGTGCGCGACCTCGAGGCGGAAGTTTTCGGCAAGCAGAAGGTGGAAAACGTCATCGGTGGCAGCCAGACCACTCCGAAAAAGGAGCGCGTCAACGCCATGCTGCCGGCCCCGAGCGAGATGGGCTACTTCCAGGGGCTGGATCTGACGAAACCAGCCTCGTTCATCCCCGAATGGATGAAGCCGCAGACGATCATGGAGGGGGCGAGGGCGCAGCGGTACGGGAACGCCTACCAACAGATTGCGCCGCTCCTCACGACCAAAATGGGCGCCCCTGAGTTCAATCAGCTGGTCCAGACTCTCTTGGACGAGAGGGCCATGGCAGCTGCTCAAGGGGCTCGCTTTGACCAAATGGGTCGGGGTGCGACTCTTGCCACCGGCGCGCTTGCTCCCTCGCTTCGAAACCGGCTTCTCGAGCCGCCCGCCAGGACAGAAGAGCCCGCATTACGCCGCTGACGACGTGCGTTGCGACGAAGACGCCGACTACCCCAAGAACACTGGCGTGCCAGCCAAGGGCGCTGGCCGCCACCACGATCACGATAGACGCCACCGAAGAGCCGAGGACTAGCAATCCTCCAGGCTTGAATATCGGTTCTCTCGCCATCCAGGGCCCAAAGCACTCATGATGAAAGTCAGGAGCCGCATCGCCGCGGCACTCGCAACCTTTGGTCTACTGTACCTGAATGCAGGTTCAGTTGCCATGGGCGTAGAAGTTGGCGGCCTCTTGGTAGGAAATGCCGAGCCTTTTTGCTCGGTTGCCGATAGAGGATCCGTCAATATTCAGGGCACGGCTAGCCTCGGCGACCGTCATATTAACTCCCTTAAGGACAACGCGGCGGTTGTTGCGCCTATTTCGTTCTTGCGTCGGCCAATCAGCCCAGCGGCAGTTGCTGGGTTCGTAGTCCCCATCACTTCTGATGCGATCCAGACTCAGACCGGGCGGCATTTCGCCCATATCGGCCAAGAAGTTTTCGAACCTTTGCCACCGCTCACAGACGCGCACGCCCTTGGCGCCGTACCAGCGGTAGTTTTCGCTGATCGGGTTCTCACACCGGCGCTTCATGGATACCCAGCACGCGTAGGTGCGGGATCTAGGCTGCCCTCTCCGGGTATGGCCGTGAGTGGCCTTTGGCAAATTCGAAATCGAAGCCTCTCGTTGGAGGCATCCGCATGACCTGGTGCTGCCGTAGCGGAGCTTTGATTCGTAAACCACGACAACTTGGCCACACGAGCAGCGGCACTCCACGCGATAGATCTTGTACCCATTCCCCTTCAATTTTGGCTCGGCCGCTCCAATGACCGTCAACCGCTCAAAAACCTCGCCAAGTTGGATGGGGCGTCTTGCTGTGGACATTGCTTACTCCATGCGGAATCTCTTCCCCCATATGGTTCTTGCTTTGTTCTTGACAAGCCATCCCGCGTATTCTGGCACCCTCTTGCCTAATGGCATGCAATATTTTGCCGATGAGAACGGGAACCCCTTGGCAGCCGGGTGCGTGTATTTCTACACACCAGGAACCACCAGCCCCAAGGCCACCTATCAGAACTCGGGCCAGACCGTCGCCAACACCAACCCGGTACAGCTGGACGCCGCCGGCCGGGCGATCATCTATGGCACCGGAACCTATCGTCAGGTTGTCAAGAAGACCGGGCCCAACCCGGCCCTGCCGTGCTCACCGGCCGGTGATCAGGTATGGGACCAGCTGACGGCAAGCACAGATTCGTCGACCACGATCTTTGCGGGGGCCAGCTCCGGCACGCCCAATGCCATCACCGTCAACGCTCCGGCCTTCTCGGGCGCCGACGGTCAGGTCATCAACTACATCTCGACGAACACAAACACGGGCGCCGCCACGCTCAACCCGTCCGGCTTTGGCGCGATCCAGATCATGCGGGACTCGTCTACCGGACCGCAGCCCCTAACGGGCGGCGAGCTGGTCGCGACCAACGCGGTATCGGTCATCTATGATGCAACCGCCGGCACATTTCATATTCTCTCCCCGGTCAATTGGCCGAACACGGCAGGTGTTCCGGTTGGGGCGATCATCTCGGTAGCTGGGTTCACCGCCCCGACGGGGTATGCCTTTGCCTATGGGCAGGCCGTCAGCCGCACGACCTATGCCAACCTGATGACGGCGCTTACGTCAGGTCAGACCGCATCCCTGTCGTCTGGGAGCCCTACCATTACTGGGCTGGCCGACACCACCCAATTCGCCCGCGGGCAGGCAATCGAATCGGTCGGCATCCCAGCTGGCGCAACCATTCAAAGCTGCGCGTCCACGGCCTGCACCCTCTCTGCCAATGCGACGGCAACGCGCACCGGGACGGTAACAGTTTTCCCTTATGGGAACGGCGATGGATCGACCACGTTCAACCTGCCGAATTTGCGAGGCAAGACCATTGTTGCGCGCGACAACATGGGCGGAGCAGCTGACAACGTATCTCAAGTCAGCACTACCCTGACGACAACCGCGGCCTCCGCCTCCGCGACTGTCGGCTCCGCAGCGAATCTTTCGATCGGCATGACGATCTCTGGCAACTCCAACGTTGCTCCCGGCACCACGATCAGCGCAATCTCCGGCACGACCATCACGCTGTCGGCGAACGCAACTGGAACGCAATCCGGCGTCTCGACGCGGTTCTCTGTTTTCCCGGATGCGCAGGGGCTCGGTATCGCCGGCGGCGCTCAGAGCAAGGCAATTGTTCTCGGCGAACTTCCGACCGGGATTACATCGTCGGGGACCAATTCGATTACTGTTGCTCCGCCAAGCGGGAACTATCCCTACACCAACAACTCCATCTCAAGCGATTCGTGGGGCGGCGGCGTCAACGCCAATCTGCCGAGGTCCCTCAGCAGCTGGAACGGTAGCTCCTCGATGACTGGCAACAATTCCATCAGCGTCACTTCAAACAATACCGGCGGGCTTCCATCCTCGTTTTTCCAGCCGTCAATTGTCTTGAACTACGCTGTGAGGCTCACCCCATGAGAAAACTTGCTTTGGCGCTTATTCTGGCCCCGCTCTGCGGGGCTTTTTTTATGGGTGCTCCAGCGTTCGCGCAGAAAACCAAGGCAGAGCTTACCGCAGAAGTCAGCACGACATTTCCGGATAATACATCTGGCCTGATTACGCCTTCCGGCGTCCGCACGTTTCAGAACGACCTCATCAACTCGATCATGCCGACGGCTCCGGTGGTGTCAGGCAACCTGGCCTGCTTCAATGGCACCACCGGCCTGCTTCAGGATTGCGGCGCGGCTCCCGACACCATCACCATCGGCATCACAAACGTCGCCAGCGGGACAAGCTCGCGCGTTCTCTACAACAACGCCGGGAAAGTGGCTGAATATGCCATAACGGGGACCGGCAGTGTCGTCATGTCGTCTGGAGCGGCCATTGACACTCCAACCATCGCGTCTCCGACCTTTTCCGGCACGGCTTCAGGCGCAGGCACCTTGCCGACCACGCTACTCAGCGGAACGCTTCAGGCATCAAATTTTGGAGCGCTGACTGGTGACGTGACGACGTCTGGCGGAAGTTACGCGACGTCGATTGCGGCCAACGCCGTCACTAATGCCAAGATGGCGACGATGGCAGCCAACACGGTCAAGGGCAACGCGACAGGTGGGTCTGCAGTCCCGACGGACGTGGCACCCGCCGCGGCGCGCTCGAGCTCGCTGCTCAACATCGATAGCTTCACCGGTCACGGCGACTCCATCTACAGCATCGCGGCGACTGACCGCGTCGTCGGCACCAATGCCGCGTTCACCGCATCGCGGACATGGACGCTGCCTGCGGCAAATGCCGTAAATCCAGGCCAGTCCATTCTCGTTGCGGACTTCCAAGGCACCGTCACAGGCAGCAATACGCTGGTCATCGCCAGAGCCGGATCCGACACCATCAACGGCGGCACCAGCGTTACGATCAGTTCGGCCAATGGCGGCTTCCTGCTGGTGTCGGACGGCGCGTCAAAATGGACCGCACAAGCCGTCGGCGCGACCGTCGCGTCAGGCGTCAGCTCGCTCGACGGCGCTACCGGCGCGATCTCGGCTCAGGCTGGCAGCTTCAAGGTCGTCGGCTCGACATTGTCCGGCAACGTGCTGTCTTCCCGCACCTTCGCCGAGACGCAGGACCTGTCCGCTTTTTCCTCCATCCAGACGCTCGGGTATTCCGCGGCCGGCGACGGCGGCGGCGCGATCTTCCAGAAGACGGCCGGGAATTTCATCGACACCCGCATCACGGGCGGGACGCTCACCAACAACGGAACGTCTGGCTGCACCGACGGAACCTATTACACGCTCGATTTCACGGGGGGCAATGGCCGCGGCGAACTCGGTGGCACCACTGGGGTGATCACGGTTGCGGGCAACATCGTCACATCGATCGCCAACGTCGGCGGCTACAACGGCGCGATGGCGGTCGGCTACGTTGCAGGCGACGTGCTGTCTGTGACGGTGCCGGGCTGCGCATCAACCGTGACCTGGACGGTCTCCAGCGTCTCAACGCCAACCGGATCGTTCACGGACTCGGCCGGCAACAAGTGGCAGATCACGTTCCCCGCCGCCGGCCTCGATGCCCGTTCGATGGGCGTGAAGTTCGATTGGGACGGTACTGACGGCGCGGCGACCGACAACTTCACGACGCTGCAGAACGCGTTCAGCTTCGCCTGGTACAAGACCAGCACGAGCGTTGACCTTGGCGGCACGCAGGGTGGGCAGGTGCTTCTGGCCAAGCAGACCGCGATGATCGGGTGTGCCGCGTCAAATGCGATCGTCGTGCCCTATGGCGTGAAGGTGAAGGGGCAGGGCAACTACGCCAGCACGATCAAGATGTGCGACACATTCCCGACCAGCTCGAACCAGTGGGAGCTTTGCAATTCCTTCTCGCACCTGGCGTGCTTTGGAACGCTGCTGGAAGATTTTCAGATCTTCAACGTGATCGCGACCAACGGCTCATCTGGCCGATCCGTGGTCTACACCAACAACGCCCAGCACGAGGCTGGAGTGCGGCGGATGGTGATCTATCCCGGCGGCTGCGGGCGCGGACTGACCTATGAGCAGGGATATGGGGGCGCCACCTATATCCTGCTCGACAGCACCGAGTTCAAGGGCGGCAAGTCCGATGCGAACTGCGGCGGTGCCGCCGGTGCGCAGGTCTTCATCAACTTCGGCAGCACGCAGGTCATCGTCGACAACTTGAACGTATCCGGATATTCCGCAGGAATCGGAGGGCCGAGGACCAACGGACTTTCGATCAACGGCGGCTTCGTCGACATCCGCGGATTCCATTCCGAGCAGGTGATCAACCCAGCCACAATCAACATCGCCGGCGGCGTTGCCAACGGGATGGTTCGCGCGCGCAACGCGATTGGCGGCGTCGATTGCGTCGGCCTCTTCACCCTGCCCAACGGCAATACCTTCGGCAATTTCATGCTGTCACCACCGATGGCGCAGAATGGCTGCACCCACATGGTCGTCAACAACATGGCCGGGGGGGCAGGAAACTTCACCGCTGCGTCAGCAACCGACGTTGTTTTCCTCTCCGGATCGAACAAGGCATGGTGAGTTAGTTGAACTACGGCGCTACGAGGTAGTACCTGGCGCCGTCCTTGTTTGGATTTTCGCCGCTTGGCGTCCTGATCGTCACATACCTCCAGGCGTTGAGTGGGTTTAGCTCTTGAATTTCGTAAGCCTCTCTGGGGAGAGGCGTCGTGTCCTTGTACAGAAGCAGCGGGCGATCCGAGTAGTCCCACTTGCGTCTACCGTCCTCGAATACCTGCCGAGGGCCGAAGATGTAGGTTCTGGTGCGATACCTGCCGTCGTCCGTCACCACAAACCCGGTAAGCTGTTCAACTTCGCCGCTCGGGAATGGCGAGGGATCAGACTGCGGCATCAGGAAATAGAAGGGCGTCCAAACAACGTAAAAGGCCGCTGCGATAGCGAGAATATGGGGGACGCCAAAGCGGCTTTGCGGCCGGGCCTTGGCGGCGGTGCGGTAATTCTCTGCTATCTCGCGCAACGCCGCCGCCTCCAGCGGGTCTGCATCCTTCGCCAGAGCAAGACAGATCGCCTCTAACTCTCGGTCGGAATATTCCATGCTTTCCTGCCGGGAAAAATCTAACACCACAATTTAGCCGCGAGTCAACTGGGCGCCTTTGGGCGGCCTTTTCATTGGAGCAGTCATGGTGGACTTCGACGCCCTCACTCGGGCGGGCCTACAGCGCTGGCAAAACGCCGAGCTCACCCGCAAGTCTTTGAGCGACAAGGTCGCACAATCGCTTGTGGCCGCCAAGAAGCGGTATCAGGCAGTCGAGGCCAAGACCGGCGTTCCGTGGGCCGTGATCGCTGTCATCCATCAGCGGGAATCGTCGCAGAACTGGAGCCGATCGCTCGCTCAAGGCGACCCGTGGAACGAGGTCTCTGTCCGAGTCCCGGCCGGCCGTGGCCCGTTCAGGAGCTGGGAAGAGGCAGCGATCGACGCGCTGCTGTACTGCCATCCGTTCCTCGGCAAGCGCAAGGACTGGAGCCTGGCCGGCGTCCTGATCGGGCTCGAGCTGTACAACGGCATGGGCTACGCCAACCGTGGCGTGCCGAGCCCGTACCTGTGGGCCGGAACAGACCAGTACAGGGCCGGCAAGTACGTTGCTGACGGGAAGTACGACCCCAACCACGTCGATCAGCAGCTCGGCTGCGCCGCCATGCTCAAGTCAATGATGGCGATCGACCCGACCATAGCGTTTCCCGGGGCAGGGAAGCCCGCCGATACGCCAAAACCACCTCCGGCCACTCCGGAGCCGACCAAGACCACCACAGCCCCAGCGCCCTCAGCCTGGGGCTCTTTCTTTGCCGCGATCGTTTCACTGTTCAGGAGGAAGTAAAATGGAAATCGTCAGCCTCATTGTCGGCTTCGTCGGCGGCGGCGCGCTCATCTGGTTTTGCAAGGAGCCCGTCACGCTCTGGTACAAGGGCGCCGAAAATTACATCGGCGCGCTCAATGACCGCGTCCAGAAGCTGAAGGCGAATCTCTGATGCTCCCCGTTGCAGCGCCGCTCACGCGGGTTCTGCTCCGGTATGTCATCGGAGCTTGGGTGACAAAAGCCGGGCTCAATCTGGATGTTAACGACCCGAACGTTTTCGAGGTCGCAAACTTCGTGATCGCCGGTCTGCTCGGTGTCGCAACCGAGGGCTGGTATGCGATGGCTCGCCGGAAGGGCTGGGAACGCTGATGCTTTCTGCCATCCTCAACTGGCTCCTGTCCGGGCCGCTCGACCGCATGCTCAAGAGCGTTGACAGCGCGGTCGACAACGAGACGACGCGAGAGCAGATCAAGTCTGAATTGGTGAAAACCTTTCTCTCCGCGCAAGTCTCGGTCCTGACTGGACGAGGATGGTGGTTTCCGCTGTTCTTCGTAGCGCCGGCCGGGTTCTGGTTTGCCTCGGTCTGCGTCTATTCCGTGTTCTGGTGCAGGGATTGCGTCTTCTCGCAGCCATGGACCATCGCCGCTCTTCCTCCGCCGCTTGACGGATGGGTCGGTGGCGCAATCATTGGCTCACTCTTCGTCGGGAAGGCCGGCGGAGAGATCATCTCGAGGCTCCGCCGATGAGCCACTTCGGTTACCTCTCCAACATCGTACCGCAGAGCAAGATGGAAACAGTTGCAGACGTGGCCGCTGTTTCCGCGGTCGCCAGCCCATGGTGGCTGCCGTACCTGAAGGCCGCATCGGAGGACTCGGCGCTCCTCCTTGCCCCGGCAGGCCTTCTCTATCTCGTTATCCAGATCGTCGCCAAAATCCTGGTGACCCGCAAAGCGCTTCGCGACTCCAAGTAAATCAACCCAAGAGGTGATGAGTGAAGATTGCCGCAACCGGCATCGCGCTGGGGATTCTGGCTGGGCTGACGCTCGGCAACGTCAAGGCTCACGATCACAACAGGCCGGACCTGACGCCATGGTTTGAGAGCCTGCGCAGCAAGAACGGAGTGGCGTGCTGCGACGGCAAGGACGGGACATCGCTTGATGACCCGGACTGGAGCATGGACGGCGGGCGCTATCGGGTCCGCCTCGAAGGCAAATGGTACGACGTCCCGCCTGAAGCGCTCGTGGAAGGCCACAATCGCGCAGGTCACGCCGTGGTCTGGACCTATCCGCAATGGATGGGCGGCGAGGAAGGCTACGCCATTCGCTGCTTCATGCCCGGGACGATGGGCTGAGAATGGCGTTCTTTGACACCCCTACCGACGACCAATGCCGCGACGCCTTCATGGCGAAGGGGCAGCACAAGACCCAGACGGAGGCCGCCGCGGCGATTGGGATCACCGTGCCGCAGCTCAAGCACCGCGCTAAACTCTACAACGACCGCAGGCTATCCGAGAGGCCGGCTCTAGAGGCCGATGAGATCGTTTTCCCGGACCTGCCGTCTAGTGAGCTGCCCGCGGAAGACCTCATAGAACAGGCCTGCAAACGATTTGAGAGCCATCTGAGCGCGCGGGATGCGCGGCGCTGGATGGAGATCAAGGTCAAGTCCAACAAACCCATGGCTATCTGCTTCATGGGTGACCCGCACATCGACAACAACGGCTGCAACTGGCCGCTCCTCCGCCGGGACATCGGCATCTTGGAGCGCACGGAAGGCCTCTACGCCGTGAATATCGGCGACCTGACCGACAACTGGGTTGGACGCCTCGTCCGTCTCTATGCCGACCAGGAAATGTCCAAGAAGCAGGCGTGGAAGCTCGCCAAATACCTGCTGAAAGACTGCGACATCAAATGGCTCTGCCACATCCTCGGCAACCACGACGCTTGGAACGATGGCCCGTACCTGATCAAAGCCAATGCGCGGCCGACGGTCCCGGTTGAGGACTGGCAATCGCGCTTTCAGATCGCGTTCCCGAACGGACAGCGTGTCCGCATCCATGCGGCTCACGATTTCCCCGGCTCATCGATCTGGAACAAGATGCATGGGCCGCAGAAGGCATCCATGCTGCTTGAGCAGGCCGACATCTTCGCCTGCGGCCACAAGCACGAATGGGCGATCAACCAGAGCGAAAACGCTCAGCGCGGATTCGTCTATCACCTGATCCGGGCGCGCGGATACAAGTTCATCGACTCCTACGCGGACCAACTTGGCTATCCGAGCCAGAAGTTTGGTGCCTCCATCACGGCGGTGATCGATCCAGCGCGCGAGGACGTCGGCCGCATCCGGTGCTTTGCCGATCTGGAAGAGGCTTCGGAGTTTCTAACCTGGAAACGGGCGAGGGCGTAGCGTGTATCGAATCCGCGAGGTGGATGCGAGCGATGACGAAGTCGCTGACATCATCCGCGCGTTCAACCGCGAGACCGGGGATTTCCCTGATCTTGCCGACAGCGAGCTCGACGGCTTTCACTGCTATTGGTGGCTGGCCTATCTCGACAAGGAGCCGGTCGGCTTTGCCGGCATGGTGCCGTCGCAGCGATACAAGAGCACCGGATATCTGAAGCGGGCGGGGGTGACGGCAGGTCATCGCGGCCATGGGCTGCAACTAAAGTTTTTCAAGGTGCGCGAGCGCAAGGCGCGGGCAATCGGCTGGACGCACCTGATTAGCGAAACCACCAACACTGTCTATTCGGCAAACAACTTTATCCGCGCCGGATACCGGCTCTTTGAGCCTGAAGTGCGCTGGGCCTTCGAGGCCAGTCTGTACTGGAAAAAGTCCCTCTAACTATTGTCACCTGGAGAACTACCATGCTGCGCAAACTGCTTGCGACGGCCTTGCTTTGCTTTGCGGGCATGGTCGGAAATGCGAACGCACAGTCTCTTAACCTGATCAAGGTCACAAGCTGCGGCTCCGGCGACTACAACGTGCCGTTCCTGACCGTTGACGCGACCGGAACGCTCTGCACCGCAGCGTCGGTCTCCGCGTCGATCTCTGGGTTTGCACCTGCGACGACCGGCACGCCGATTACCGCTACCACAGGCGGCGTGACGGGTTCGCTCCCGGCTGGGGCGGTGGTCGTGGCCACCAACGTCGGCACCACCAACGGCGCCTACTGCAAGCTCGGCGCAAGTGCCACCACGAGCGACCAGTATATCGCCCCGCATGGCGGCTGGTTCGCGTTCACTGTCGGCGCCAACACCCAGCTGACCTGCATCACCTCGAGCTCGACCACCACCGTGAACATGGTGGGCGGCTCCGGCCTGCCGACAGGCACGGGTGGCGGCGGTGGTGGCTCTGGCGGCGGTGGTGGCACATCCTCCGCCTTCGACGCGGCCTTCCCGGCAAATGGCACGGCCATCGGTATCTCCGACGGCACGAACATGAAGGCGTGGCTGGCCGCAATCGCGCTGGCGGACGGCGTCAACGGCAACAACACGGCGGCGGTGGCGTCGTGGCTTTGGAACGGGTCGACCTATGATCGCGCCCGGGGCTCGACCAGTGGCGCGTTCAGCATCATCCGGGACGCCGCCGGCAACGCGCGCGGGGCTAATGTCGACGCCTCGAACCGGCTGACGACGGCGCCGACGATGGTCTCCGGATCGGTTGCCTCAGGTGCCTACGCCTCAGGCTCGATCGCGTCCGGCGCGATGGTCGACCTCGGTAGTCAGGCGGACGCAGCTTGCGGCACGGATACCGGCACCTGTTCGGCCATCGCCCTGATCAAGCGCGGCAACCAGAATGCCACGAGCATCAACACCAACGTGCAGGCGTCGATTCCGGCCGGCAGCAATTCCATCGGTACGGTTGGAGCCGATCCCTCCAAGGGCGGCGCCACCCCGGCCTCCGTCGCAATCAACGTCTCGACGGCCACCACCACCCAGCTAGTCGCGCTGTCCGGCACCACCAAGATTTACGTGACCTCGTTCGACGTGATCGCCGGCGGCACGGGCAACATCACCTTCGTCTATGGCACGGGATCGAACTGCGGCACGGGCACAACCTCGCTGACCGGTGCCTACAATCTCACGGCACAGGCCGGCATCGCCAAGGGCAACGGCGTCGGGGCCGTCCTCGTAGTCCCCGCCGGCAATGCCCTGTGCGTCACGACCTCGGCCGCGGTGCAGATGTCCGGCTCCGTCAGCTATCAGCAATTCTGAGGTGATGCCCATGCGCTTCTTTCAAAGAACCGCCAGCCTGTTCCTGGCGGTCTGGATTGCGCTGGCGCCTGTGAAGGCGTGGGCGGGGTCTATGACGCTGCTGGGGGCGGGGAGCGCGGGGGCGGCCGCGACCTACGTCGGCCCCGCAGACATCGCGGCTTCACCCAAGGTCTGGTGGGGCCTGCGGGCGATGAGCGCTGCCACAGCCGGCACGCGAGCCATCAACCTCTGCGACGATACCGGCGCCAATTGCACAGACATCCTGACAAACGCAACGACCGGGCGCCTCAACAGTCCAGGAACGCTTGGCTCAAACGACTGCACGACCAGCAACACTTGCAGGGTGGCGACGCTCTACGACCAAAGCGGGGCGCTTAATTGCACTGGAGCGGCCTGCAATCTTACGCAGGGGACAAACTCAAATCGGCCGACCCTGACGTGGAATTGCATCAATTCGTTGCCATGCCTTGTTTTTACGTCTACCCAGACGATGTTCGCAGCCACAGGAAACTTCACCGCCGTCAACCAGATATACTCAGTGTCGTATGTAGGGTCTCGGAGCGTTGTCGGCGGGCAAACTGTAAGTTTCATCTCTTCGACCGCGCAGTTTGGCTTTAGTTCGTCGGCCAACACGGCCCGCGTATTTTCCGGCGCGGGTGCCAGCATCGGTAACGTCACCGACGGATCGTGGCATGCGTTCAATGTGGTATTAAACGGCGCAAGTAGTACGTTCTTTTGCGGCGGATCAGTCGGAGCGAGCTGTTCGAATGGCGGCACCAGCACGACAATTAATCCTGGGACGGGAGCCATTGGGGGCGCCCAGATAAATATCAGCGGGGGCGGTGCTGGCCCAACGTATCAATGGAATGAGTCCGGGGTATGGTCAGCGGACAACACCAGCGTGCGATCGGCCCTGAATTCCAACCAACTCTCGTTCTGGGGACCGTTTTGATGCGAGTCCGCTTATCGTGCGCTCTAATTCTCGCTGCCATACTTTCATGGTCTCAGCCGGCACTGAGTTGGGTTCGTGGCGCTGCCAACCTTCAGCCAGGCAAAGCGCAAATTGGCCTTAACGGCAGCGATATCGGCCCAGGAAACTTTATCAATATCCTGAAGGCCGGTCGCATGACCGTCAACAGTATGTCCGCTGCCGACATCAGCAAGCTGGACGCTGAGGGCTATTTCACATCGACGCCAGCGGCAAACATTCTGCTGGCGTTCCCCGGCACGACGAGTGCGCCGAGCGCGTTCACAAACGTCCCCTATAAGCTGGTCTGGCCTGCCGGGACGCAGTTCACCATGCGGTTGAATATGACCGTAAGCAACTGCACCGGCGCCACCAACGTAACAGTGTCAGGTTGTTCTGGCGGAAGTGCAACGTTCACGACGGCAGGCAGCGCAGGTGGGTCGGTCACATTTCAGTTCACGGACGCGCAGCCCAACATCACCTTCCTGAACAGCGGCACCTATTCGCATACGCTCGGCACTGAGATAGCGATGTACCGCGTCAGCGACGAGGTCGCATATCAAGCGGGAAGGTATTTCACTCCGGAAGCGATTTCGCTTGTAAGCGCCCTGAGACCACGAACGTGCCGCTTCATGGGATGGGTGCAGAAAGCCCCGGCCAGCTTCAGCAGTGAGGTCCAGTGGCGCTACCGTGTCAGTCCAACGTCTCTGATGTGGGGCAACGGTGAAGGGACTGTGCCGCCGGGAGCTTGGGGAGGAACGATCTCCGGCACGGATACCTACACGATAGCAGCGTCAACGGATTTCCCATCCTCACCCACTGATGGTGCCACCATCGTTGGTTTGCTCACCAACACCAACACCTCCACGACTCCGACATTGCAGGCCGGGTCTTGGCCCGCGAAAACGATTGTAAAGATCAACGCCGCAACGATGACCGCTGGCAACATGGTCGCGGGGCAACTGGCGACATTCGTGTACGACGAGCTTCTGGACAAGTTCATCTACGCGGGGGCTTTAAGTGGCGCCGGCGGTGGAATTTTTGGATCTGTGCCGGTCGAGGCGCAGGTGCAATTCGCGAATCTGGTCGGATGCCACCCGTGGGTTGTCGTCCCACAATGGGCAGACGATGACTATGTGACGAACCTAGCGCAAAAAGTTCTGGCAGGGCTCCGCAGCGATCTCTTGTCCTATTTCGAGTGGGGAAATGAGATTTGGAACAATGGCTATAATGTCACGAACTGGGCGACACTCCGCGGGACTGCTTTAGGCTTCCCTGCGAGTTTCGCGACCCGGCCGATGTACAGCTACTACGCGCTCCGGTCGCGGCAGATCATGGGCAATGTGACAGCGGTGTTTGGGGGGACGAGCAGGCTCAGGCGGAGCCTGATGTTCCAAGGCGCTGCGCCAGTATCGCAGATTCAGACGTACCGACTTGCAGGCGCTGATCTGGCGCCGTCGGGAACTAGCACCGGCACGGGGAACTCTCTCTACTGCACGTACACCGGTGGCACGTGGAACGGCAGCGCATGTTCGGGTGGCGCCGACTATACCCAGGTCGGCAACCGACCTGTCGATTACGCAGAATCGATTGGCTACGCCCCTTATGTGACCGGCAACAACATCTGCTTCGGGCCGGATTCCTACACGGGCTGCGCAGTCAACTCTAACATGTTGCCGTTCTATCAGGCGCTGGTAAATGCCGTCGAGGCAGGGGACACGGCGACAGCGAACGCCTTGGTTGATGACGACCTGCGGCAAGGTCGTCAACTGGTTCAAAATCTTGATACGGCCAACACGTCCGGGACGACATTCGCCACCCCAACCGCGCACGGGTTCACCGCCAACTCTACCAACGTGATCTTCTCGGTGACGGGCGGCACAAGCTATAGCGGACTTGTGCCCGGAATGCTCTATCAAGTCTCAAGCACGCCGACCACGAGCACGTTCACGATCAAGGCCTACAGTCAGGGCTCCCCAGCCGGCTCAAACGTGAACGCTGGCACCCAAGGAAGCGGAACGGTTTCGGTCGGGTCGGCCCCGTTCTCCAGCATGCTCTGGGTGACGAATCAGATCGCAGCAAAATGGGAGCCGGTCGCTGCGGCGTTCGACCCAACCCGCGGCAGTTTGGCGCCTCTGAGGGTGGAGCACTACGAAGCCAACCTGGAGTCAGTTGGTCCAAGCGCTGCACAGTGTGCGACCATCGGGGTAACGGGCGTTAGCAATGCACAGTGCGCGGCTGACGTGGCGACTGCCATCGAGAACTGGAAAAACTCTGCGCTCGCCAACGCGACGCAGGTTGCTTTCTTCAAGTGGTTTATGGGCACGGACGCTGCCATGCAGGCCACGTTTGGGATCATGACCCACTCCCAGACGCCGTCCCAGTTCGTGCTGGGGTGCTCATCGATATACGCGATCGTGTCTGGCTGTGGGCTGGCGCAATCGCCGTACCAGACCTATTACGGCTTCCAAGCCTACAGCGCAAATTGATGATCTATCTAAAGAAGTAAACGCCTCCCATGACTCCGGAGGCCACGAGCAAAAAGCCTGCGGCACAACACACCAAGCCGACTCGATCAGAAAAATATCGACCGCGTCGTTTCATGATCTCGCGATCGATGAACTGATAGTGGGATAGGGCAATCAACGAGCTCACGGAAATCGCCAGCATAAAACCGACCGTTGAGGGAAGGCCCATCCGGCGCTCAAGAGATGAGGCGATGAACAACCCTATCCAGCCATTCAGGTAAAACGCGTAGGATGCGCCACCTAAGAGCGCGCCTCCTGGCAACTGCGGCCCTCGCCATGAGCACGCCGCTACGATTGCTGCGGACAGGAACGGCATCCACTGCTCGTAGCTGAAGAAGAGGGCGCCCACCAATCCGGCGCACGCCATCATAACTCCAGCCACTAACCGTCGTTCACCCGCGAGCGCAACGATGACACCAAGAGAGATTGCGGCGAAGTGGTGGGGTTGCCAGAAGTTAACAGCGACCAGCGCGAGCAAGCCAACAGCAGCCGCGACGCGCGGTAGGAAAATCAAAAAGAGCGGAGCTAAAAGATAGAACTGTTCCTCTACGCAAATCGACCAGAAGTGATTACCAGTCCCCTCAAGAGGCATCCGGTGCCGGAATTCGGCAAGCTGAGGCGGTCCGAACCAATTGTAGACGAAGGTCAAATCGTAAAAGAAGAACTCGAAAAACTTCGAGTCACCTAGTCCTTGCTTTGCGGCGGTGAGGGCAAAGATGATCGTGAACGCGACCCAGTACGGGATCCAGATCCGCATAGTGCGGTTGAAGTAGAACTTCGGCAGGTCCTTCGGGCGGGTTTCTAGAAGAATCCCACCGATCAGGAAACCGCTCAGCGCGAAGAACACTTGGACGCAGGCGTTGCCGAATTCGTGCGGGAGCAGATCGCGAAATTGAGCATGACTCAGGAATACGCCAAGCGCAGCGCCGGCTCTCAGGAAATCGAACGCGGGGTAATACGGTTTTGTCGCCGTCTCGGCGCCAATAATATTGCGCGGCTGAAACATCCCCCACCACTACCCCACGTTGCCCCTCCCGCCTAGCCCCTAAAGAGGGTTAACGGTGGTGGCTCAGGGAGACCGGGGAGGTGGCTTGACGACCGGCTTGTTGCTCTCTTGAGACGCGCCAAGCATCCTATCTATCAAGCGCTCCCCGAGGTGCACGCCTAATCCGACAGTGATCATAACCGCCGCCGTCAACCCGGCTAGGTATATCCAGTGCATTAGGAGTCGTGCTCCGACAGCTGCCCCTTCGGGATCGAATTCAGCAGTTCGACAATACGGATCGCGCTATCAGTCAGCTGCTTGCGATCTGGCAAGCCGTTGGCTTCAAGCGACGCTATCATGCGCGCGTGGTGCTGGATCAGGGCCAGCTTTTCTTGAGTGCTCATAGCTGAATCGATACTCCCAGGGGGCCAATCGCCAGCCGGATAAAGCTGGCCTGTTTTCATGTCAGTTAGCATTATCGCCTGTTTCACTTCCTCACTCCTTGCCCAACTGTGTGGTACCGTCTTTCCGGCTGTCACCAACCCGCCTTTGTCGCCGACCTTCAACGCCCGTCTTGCTCGGGAGTCTCACGGCTGGGAGCGTGGGAGCCTTGCGGCTTCTGGTACAAACCCAGTCTCGATGTTCGCTTAGCTGCGCCGACGTACCTGGCGCAATTCTTCCTCGATGCGCCATATGATCTCGCGCTGCGGATCACCAGCCTTCACCGCGTCAAGCAGCAGTAGCAAGCCGCCCTCGACTAGGTCTAGAATCACGTCTCGCGGGTCTTTCAACTGGTTCGCTTCCATATGGCTGGCTCCGTGACTGCTCATGTGCGGGTGACTGGCAACAGGTCCACCGGACGCCACCCGTCGGTGTCGCCATAGCGCTTGATAATCTCATCATCATGCGCAATCGAGATGTTGATCTTGGCCCCGTCTTTGTACTCCCATCGGATGCCTGTGATGACGTATTGATCCGGCCATTCTGCCGCGTACTGACATGTCGGAGAAACGGTCACTCGCTGGCCGACGCGGAAGGGGCAAATCTCAATCATCATTCGGTGCCATTCGGCGGTTACGTTACCCATCGGACTGCCTCACACCATTCGAGTGAGTCGGCCCGCGCTCTCGCTCTGCCGGGCTATCGATCGTCATGGTGTAGCCGCAGCATTTTGGCCATCCGGACTCCATGCAAAGCCCGCTGTTGACCTTCATGGTCCTGCCGCACTCAGTGCACCACACGCGACCGCGACGGAGCTGGGGAATGTCATCGATCAAACTCATCGGTCTCTCCAATATCTTTCATGTGAGTCAGTCTGTGGGCGTCGGAACTTCGATCACGTCGTAACCCCACGCCCTGCAGACGGTCGTGTCAGAAGCTGCATCTAGCGCCTCCGCTTCAGACTTGAACTCGGCCACTGTCTGGCCGTCGTCATTGACCACGGGTATCAGCTTTTTGCTGCGTGGATTGCGGGTCAGGATTATGTAGCTCACCGTCAGATACTTCCTTCCAATGGGCGACAACCTAGTCGCGGTGGGTTGATGCTCGGTCGGCCTGCTCAAGATTGCCGGCGAGCTGCCAGCCGATCGCGTTCTTGGCGTTGTTCAGCGCCCGCGCGGCCGGGTACAGGCCAAGGGCGTTTGCGCGCATCTCGATCGCGATCAGATCCCGCATCAGTAGTTGCGGATCATCGGTGGCGGCCTTCAAAACGTAGGTCTTTGCGGGCATTCGCCCCTCCTATATGTGAGTCAGGCTGCGTTAGTCGCCATGCACTCCGGGAAGAAGGCGCCAACGAACCACGGATAATAGTCGTCGGTGTTGTCGGTCCCGGCTTCGAGAACGATCTTGCCCGTCACCATATCGACGAGCTGTAGCGTGTCGTTGGACTGACCGTACTCGCCCTGGTTCTTCATCCGCGCAAGCACCTTGACCGGCGGGAAGGCGTTCTTCACGGCGTCGTCGGTGAGGTAGAGGCCCCGCATCGAGCTGCGGTAGCCGTCGTCCGGGTTCTCGATCGCCGTATAGACTTTGCCGTCAAGGCGAAAGCGGATCATCTCGCAATGCTCGAATGAATCACCCCAAGTCGCCTTGATGTTGTCGGAAAACAGATCGACCCCGTCCAAAACGTGCTCGCCGACCAAGCTCTCAAGCTCTACGATATTTTCGGTATTCATCTCTTCGCTCCCATTCCAGATGCGGGTGGCTAGGCCATGTCTTCGTAGTGCAGGCGGTAGTGCTCACCGCAGACGGCACAATCGTAGGTCTCGCCGTCCATGTCGGAATTGCTGCTTGTCTCCTTGAGGTGCTGGCAAACGCCATACAGCCCCTCGCGTCGTCCGCACTCCACCGGCCGCTTGGCTTCGTCACCTTTGCGATCTGCCATTTGTCTCTCCATCACTTTCATGTGAGTCGAAGCAGCTTGCGCCACCAGGATGGTTCCTTGCCATTCAGGTAAGCCTTTCGCTCGTTTACTATCCGGCGAAAGTGCTCGTCCTTCAACTCGGCCATTGCCTTCTGTTCGATCTCGTCGGAATCAAACCAAAAACCGATAGGCGGCTGTTCTCTCATCTTCGTCCATCCGGTTCATGAATGGCGGCGTATGTAGTCGTGGTAGGCGGCGAGTGCCGCTCTGGCCGCCGGCAGATAGCTCACGTAGGTGTCGCTATCGTCGCAATGGCCTTCGGCGTGCTCCGCCTCTCGGATTGCCTTGGCAACAGTCTCAGCTACGATCTCAGGCTTCTTCATCACGTCGCGCATCATCTTCTCCACGAATTCCGCTGTTTCGTCGTCTTCGTCTTTCATCTTCGTACCTCCGGTTGGTGCGGCGTTAGGGCGCGACCGGCACCAGGCGGTAAGCCTGCTTGTCGATCACGATGTACCCTGCCTTGGCGTAGTCCTTCTTCACCTCCAGATCCAAGCCGCTGAAGACGAGCGCGGAGATGATGATGGTGGCTAGAACGGCGACTGCGTGGCTCATCCCACCACCTCGCTCTTGGCCTCGACGGGAGGGGCGGGGAGGGGCATCCAGTGGGTGGGCATGAGGCCACCAGCGCCAATCCAGTAGAAGTTTCCACTGGGGGTCTTCACGGCCCAGCAAACCTGCATCTGCCCTTCGAAGTCGCCCGGTGTTGCCTGGTATCCGAGGAACGGGCGATCAGTTGGCGCCGTTCCCATCTTTTGCCAGCCGCCCAGCGTCTCGACGACGGCACCAGATGCGATAAGCGATTTCATGAGAAGATCGTGCTCGCTCACAGCGCCACCTCCGTCTTGGGGGCCACCCCTGACGCGCTGATCCGGATACCCTTCCGCGGGCACGTCGGGTTCTCGCAAGTCTTCTCAGACGTCGGTGGGCAAATGCAGCCGGGCGGATGGAATACCGGGGTCGGTGGCAACGTCAGAAACGGCCCCTGGTGGGGGTCGCACAGCGGGCACCCTCCGGCCGTCCGGCGGCATGGAAACGTGGTGCAAACGTGGGTCAATTGACAGTCCTCCGATAAATTCCCTAGATGCCCAAATCCTCAACTGATGACTGGACAAACCCAATGATTTCAAAGGCACGCCGGTATTTCCTCAGGTGTGGCGTTCGCTCGTAATCGCCTGCACCCGAATACGCGGCTTTACCCCCAACAGAGCATCTTGCCGAGCCGCGAAGGCGGCGGCGGTGCCGTCACGGATCATCGCCATCCGCAGTTCGATCTTCATCCGTTCAGTCTTGTTCGGCGCACGACGCGACTTGCAGTCCAACGAATAGAGAAGCGGGCTACGCTCAGGCTTCGGTTCGGGCTTGAATGCGTCGATCGGCTTCTTGGATGGTTTCCCGTAGCGCTTCAGGTGCTCGACTTCAGCCAAGATCGGGTCGCAAGAGCGGAACCACTCGCGCCTGATTTTGAAGGCCCGGAAGAGGAAGTGGTATCGGCGCTCGTCGCGCAGTGATCCAGGGACCTGCACGAGCAGCTCGAGCTCCTGGTAATGGCCCGTCTGAAGAGTCGAAAGTCGGCTGGGAACCCCGATGCTGTATCCGATCTTGATCGCCCTGCCGGCGCGCACAAAGTAGACCCAGCCCGGATGCCCGCTAGGTGCGGGCGCCTCTGAAAATTCCTTTTTGGCTTCAATGTCGTCCATTTGCCCGCACCTTCCGCTATGTTGCTGAAGATGCTTGGGAGTTCCACATCTGCCTCCCCCACCATCTTCAAATTTTGACGTTGATATTGTTACTCTTTTTGGCCTGAGGCCCGCACCTGCCCCTGAGGTGCGGGAATAGAAGTTTCCGGTTCGGTTCTCTCGAGCGTGTTCATGGCGCCCGTAGCCAGCTTCTGCCGGTTGGCCGTCCGGGTGTAGAGCGAGGCCATCTTCCCGCCCTCCCAGCCGAAGATCGCCTCGAGCTGAGCTTCCGTGGCGCCGTTGTTCGCCGCCCTGGTCGCCGCGGCCTTACGCAGGCCATGGGCTGATTTCTTGATGCCGGCGGCGCGGCAGGCATCCCGGAAGGCATTCCCGACGCTCTCCTTGGTCAGCCGATCGCCTTTCTTAGTAGCGATGAACGCCAGATCCCCGGTTGGTCCAGCATCGAGCGTCTGCCTCAATACATCGAGCACAGGAATGGTGACGCGGGTTCCGGTTTTCTCGGTGTCGATGCTGATCACGCCGTTCTTGATGTGCTGCTTTCCGAGTGCCGCCGCATCGCCACGGCGCAGGCCGGTGTAGCAGTAGATGTCAAACATCACCCGCTCGCGCGTGCCTCGAGGCCAGCGCTTCTCAAATTGGATGATCTCCTCCTCCTCCCAAACCGGGAAGCCCTTGGTTTTCGGCTTCGCTACGGCTTTGCCAGCGGTCGGGTCCAGCTTCACATGCTCGGCCTCGAGAGCCCACTTGTAGAGGCCCTTCATGGTGTCGAGGAAATGCCTGGCCGCGTGCCCCTTGCGGCGATCGATGCCGGCCTTGATCACCTTCCCGGTGATCTTGGATAGAGGCTGGTTGCCGCCGGTCTTGAGGACGCCGCGCATGATGTTCTCGCGCTGGCGGCGGGTCGCCATGGAAAGGTCGGTCCATGCGCTGGTCTGCCGGTAGAGCATCCACAGCCACTCGAGCGAGCCCTTGGCGGCCCTCTCAGCAGGCTTCACGGTCTGGCCGGCTATCGCCGCCTCATAGGCTTCGGTGAACTCTGGCGTGCCGTATTCGTGCTTGATCCTGATGCGCTCGCCCTTGCCCTTCCGGACATACCAGACGGGTTTGCCGTGGCGGTTGTGCTCACGATGTAGATGCGGCGGGCGGGGACGGGGCATGTCGTCCATCAAAGTACGACCTCCTCGTCATCTTCAACCTCGAGAGCCCGATTGTCCACGGTCTTCCCAGTGGTCAGGTCGATGGCAATGGAGCCGTCCGGGAGCACGCGAACCTGCCCCGCGCCACATTGCTGCGCCGCTCGAATGGCTCGAGCGACGTCGGCTTGCGTGATGCGTGCGGGGGTGCGGCTCATTGCTACAATCTACCAGATTTCTAACTGCTCATCAAATCGATTTCGGAAAAACGCCACTCACGTTTTTTGTGCGGTGTTTTCGTCTGAACGCAGCACATCGTGAAGGTGTGCGAAGGCGTCGGCCTGCTTCGGCGCCAGAAGCGGCGGCGTGATCTGGGGTAGCCATTTCGCTGCATCAGCCGCGACCTCCTCAAAGACCCTCGGATGCTGCGCGCGAAAATCCGGCATGGCCGCGGCAACGTATCGACCGCCCTCATTGCGAAGCCATCCGTTCGGCGTCAGCCAGCGGCGGTGATCGATCTTGTGAGCCTTGAAGTCGTCACGTGTGACGTAGCCGCGCTGCTCCAGCGTGACGGCAATCTTGATCGCGGCAATCTTCCACGCCGTCAACTGGATCGGCGCTGACGAACCGGCGGCGACATCTGGGACATAATCAGGCAGCGTGTGGCGCTTCGTCGGGCACCATTCATGCCATTCCGAGTGAGACCAGCCGTCCTTTATTCTCGGGAGATATGGCGTGAAGGTCGGGCCGGAGACGCCGCGTTCATAGGGCGGCCGGACCCTGATAATCGTGAGACCGATATAGGCCGCAATCTTTTCGAATCCGGCTTCGTTGTCGGGGACCAGCACGGCGCGGCAGTCCGGCCCCGCATGTCCGACCCAATGAATGGAATCCTCCAGAGCCTGGTTAATGACATGCAGGTTCAGCTTCAGCTTGGCCTCGATGCCGATCTGAAATCCGTCTTCGTTGCGGACCAATAGGATGTCCCAACCGGCCGTTTCCGCGTATGCAGTCCAGCCCTTATCGATCGCGCCGATGAACCGCGCGCAAAGATCGGCCTCTGTCGCGAAGGGCTTTTTCGCCTTCATTGGTCAGCCTCTCGTACTTGGGAAATGTGCTGCACAGCGGCGTCGGAGACCGTCGAGCTGGCAGACCATCGCTTGTGGCAATCGGGGCATTCAAACGCGATGGTGCGATCCGACGCGCGATCATAAATGCTGATGTCCCGACGCCAGCGATACGGCGGCGAATAGTGTTGCCGGATTTCTTCCGGGATTGGGCCGCCCCAGAGATCAGCGGAACAATGAGGGCAGAAGTCAGCCATTAGCCGCTCCATCCTGTGGGATATGTTTCAAAGCCCGATCCAATCGCGACTGTTGAAGATGACCCAGGCGAAGACGACCTCTCCCTCGTGCCATTCTTCATCCCAGATCATAAAAAGCGGGAGCTGTTTTTTGGATTTGAAGCCCCATCGTCGGCGAATATCTCGCTTCATGTCTTGTCCTCAGGTTGAAGCACATGCGGAGAGATCGTCGAAGTAGAATGCGTCTCTCCGCCCCAATAACGTGTGATTTGGAATTCTTCGCCGCAATCGTGACAGGTCAGATCGGCGTAAAGCTCGACGATAAAGCTGTGCCCCGACCGGATCGTGTCCGTATGCCACCAATCATCAAATCCGTCGCAGCCGCAGAACGGGCATTGCGGGCCGTTGGCGATAGCTATCTTCAGCTCAGCCATCTTGCCGCTCCGTCGATGGGTGAGACGGCCTAGGCTTCCAATGCGTCGGTTCGCCCTCAATCGATCCCTCGGGGCCTGTCACATAGCCGAAACAGTCGCACCAGGCGTCGTAGGACGGGCAGCTATCGCAATACTGTCCGGCCTCTCCACACTCATGGTGAGGCTTGCCCCAATAGACATCCGCGATGCGGTCATCGATCCAGATGTCGATAACGGTGCCGTCTTGCGGCGCGGTCTCGATCGGGCGCCACTTCTCATTCTCGACCTGTGCGCGGGCCTGCGCCAGTTCCGCCTGTAGCCGCTCGACCTCGTTGACATAGTACGCGATGTTCTCTGCGTACTTGGCTTCTTGAGATGCCGGTTTGCCAATGCTTTCGAGCGCTGCGCAAACCTCCAAGACGACGGGGTCGGGTTCGATGCCGGCGCCTTCAGCGCATTTGCTGCACAAGTAGGTATCGCTATCTTTGCCGCACCATTCGCACTGAATCATTTCGGCCTCACATCGTACTTTTTGAAGAGTTCTTCAACGAATGCAGACAAACCGGCGACGCCATCATCGTCGGCGTAGACGTTCGCGTAGAGGAGGTCGTAAACGGCTTCTTGGTCGGCCTCGTCCGCACATCCTGCCGGAGTGCGAGGGGCTACGGCCAGACGATCGATCTCATCGGCGCCAGCGAGCATTACCTTGCGTGCGCCCTTAGTGCTCCCGGAGGATTCCAGGGCTTCCCAGCGAAGCCGCTCGGCGATCTCGCTGGGGTTTCCTGTCGGAACGATTGGAACTGGCGCGCGAAGCGCGGCGATGATGCATTCCATATCATCTTCGAACACGCGCATTTGCATGCTTGACCGGCGCATCGTCTTGGCCCGATCGAGAATGCGGGCGTATTTCTCCGCGAGTTTCAGCCGCTTTGACGCATCTTGGGCAGGTACGGCAGCATGTTCAGACGAGAACGTGCCATCAGCGCGGGCCTTCTCGACTTGGTCCCACATATGTTTGACAGTATCAGTCATGAGCATCCTCCTGAAGTGCTAGCGCCCGAGTACCGCCGCCCGATCGCACACAGCACAAGCGCGCCAGAGACGAAGTACAAACCGTCCGCTGCGGCTGCGATGGCTACGGCAAAGAGCGCAAGGCGAACGATCATCGAAACATCCTCCGGACAACTCTGGCGGCAGCTCGCAGGATCTCCAGCGCTCCAACGCAGAAGACGAACACGCCGCCAAGCCAGAGATATGGGGCGAGGGCGGGGGTCATCAGAAGCCTCTCCACTTCTCGATCGGCGCTGATGCCTTCCGTTGCGGGGGCGCCTTGGCAAAGCCTCTGCTCTGGATCTTGCCACGGGGCTCCGTGATGCCGTCGTGCTTGTCTCTGACGCGCTTCATCTTCGCGATGCGCGGCACGTCGTGCTTGCGTGTCTTCTCGTCGTGACAGACGTGGCAGAGCACGGCGCAGTTTTCCAAGGTCGGTTCGCCTCCGAGACCATCGGCAATGATGTGGTCGAAGTGAAACTTGACGCCGTGCACAGCGCCGCACCCTGCTGCCTCGCACTTGCCGGCAGCACGTTTGAGCGCTTGGCGCTTGACCTCCTTGGAGAACTCGCGCCTCATGCCGCAGCCTCGAGATCAAAGGCCCCGCGCTCCCGCAGCCAGAAGAACAACGCCTTACAGCGGCGCAGGTCGTCCCATGCGTTATGGGCGCCAGCGCGCGGATCCTCGCCGAGCAGGATCCGGCAGGCATCGTCCAGGCTCGGCCAGCGATAGGAGCCAGACTCATGCTCGCTGGTGAGCTTGCAGAACGGCGCCGCGGCCGTCATGGTGTCTATGAACTGTAGCCCTGGCCGCGTCCACGTCTTGGCGTCTCTGCCGTTGCGCGCCAGAACCGAAGTGATGATATCCCGGTCGAAGTCCAAACCGTGCCCTACGACATAGCGGGCCTGGCTGGCGAGGCTTTCCCGCCCGCACAGCACACCAAGGGCGGCCAACTCTGACACACCCGTCCGGCTCGCTAATTGGCTGGAAATGCCATGCACCTTTTGAGCGCCTTCGGAAACTTTGCGGTCGCCGGCCCTGATGCCGGTGCGGATCGCTGCGAGCTCGTTGCCGGCGCCGTCAGTGAGCTGGGCGGCGAGGCTCACCACCCATGGCTGGCTTGCGTCATCCAGCGGGAGGTTCTTCTTGAGTAGGCCGCTCGTCTCTGTGTCGACAAAGAGATACATGGCTAGATGATCTCCCGCAGCAATGCCTCAATGGCATCCCTGTCGCCGAAGTTCTGGTCAAAGGCGTCATAAATCGCCGTAGCGGATTCGCCATTCGGCCCGTTCCTATGGGCCAACCAGCCGCCGTACTGGTCCCAATAAGCCTTGGCGTACTTGGGTAGGCTTTCCTTTTTCTGGGCCCTCCGCAGCGCCCCGGCGTAGGCAATAGACCAACCTTCAGGCAGAGGCGGGGATGATGTATCGCCGGCCGTACTCGCCGCATCATCCCCGCCGCATTCGCCCGACGCACGACCAGCGGGCGAATCTTCGAATTGGTCGCCAGCGGGCGAGTGAGGCGTGGGGGGCGCTTCGCCCGCTGGCGTATCCGGCTGTGCCTGGGAGGGCGGTTCAGCCGAATTGGAAATGAATTGCTCCTCGGCCTCTCCGCCGATTTCGCTGATGACGTGCTGCTGTGAGAACCCTGCAGTTGCAGCGTTGCTGTTCGGAGCCGAGGCGAGACGGTCGGCCAAGCTAGGCTTCGGCGTCACATCGCGAGCGTTCTCTGGACCGCGGAATGTCTCCGCCTCCTCTGGCGTATAGACGCCAAGGATGACTTCCGGGCAGTACCGGCGGGCAAAGGCGCGGATGGAGTAGTATCCGAGCTGCTGATCCGGGTCGGCCTTCCAGAGCGGCGAGTTCTTGATGGCGATGTCGCCGATGCGCGGGCTCTCGTAGGAACGAGTCACGCCGTCGTCAAAGGTCGCGGATACGGTGCAGCGGCGGTCGGCGCCTTCGCCCGTGTAGTGGTAATCAGGCCGCGTCTTGAGCGGGGCGCGCGTATGGACCACGGCCGCTATCAGCTGGGCCTCGTAGGCGATGATGTCCTTGACGTTGTAGGACTTGGAGGCGACCGCAAAGGGGTCCATTGACCAGCGCATGGCCTGCATGGCCACCGCGAGGCAGGCGCCAGGCACGTCCCGCAGGTGCTTCGGGATGGCGTGCTGCGACCGCGCCATGATCTCGGAGAAGGAAACGACCTCGCCGAACGTCTGCGGCATCAGCATGCCGCCGCCGCCATGGCTGGCGATCGGGACGTCTCGATAGGATTGCTTGGCTGGAACGTTCACGCCGCAGTCTCCATCTCGGGGATAAGCCCGTGCTTGTCCTCGTCTTCAAACCGAGTCCGAAGCCACTGAGGCATGTGAATGGTCTCCTCGCCCTCATAGCCAGGCCATTGCCCGGTCTCGATGCACTTGGCGAAGGTGTCGATCGCGCGCCGCAGCTGGCGCTGGGCCCAATAGATCCACTCTGGGTCCACCGGCGAGACTCGCACCGCATAGGGAGGCTTCTTCTCCATCCATACCAAGACAAAGTCGGTCATCTTGGCGCCGAGCGTTGCTTCCATGCCGAGGCCAGCCAAGGCGCCCTGCATGGCATAATTGAAGTTCAGCACCGCGCGCTGCACCGCCTCCGGGGAGGCATCCGTGGTGGTCTTGAGGTCGACCAGCACGCCATCTGCGGACGGGATGACGTCGGGGCGGGCCCGGAGCCACACACCGGTCTTTGCATCCTTCCAAAGCATGGAGTGCTCGACGGCGCCGCTGAGAATGCCGGAGGCCACCAGTGGGTCGGCCGCGAGCTGTGCCGCAATGTGGCGGATCACCTTCAGGTCTTCCGGCACCAGCACGGTCTTGCCGGCGGCCACCTGTTCATCGCGCCAAACCTTAGCGGCATCCTTGCGCCAGTCCTTCCACTGGTCTGGGCGGACAACGAATTTATCCTTGAACCCGGCCTCCGAGAGCAGGAGCGTGTGCGCGGCGTGTCCGAACGCGAAGTGCTCCTTGGCTTCCTGCGGCAGCCGGTCGGGGTTGAGATAGCTGTTGCTCCAATAATGAAGCGGCGTCTTGGACTCGATGGTGCGCAGGCCAGATGACGAGATGCCGGGGCCTTCGGTGCAGTCGCCGTGGTAAAGCTCGATCGGCAGGCCGGCATAGCATCCAGGCTCACTGATCTTGCCGCCGGTGTATTGCTTGATCTTCACGGCCTCGGCCTCCGGTTCAAATGCTCAGTGCTCTTGCGCACGATGATGTCGGCGCAGGCCTTGAGCTGTTCGGCAATCTTGCTGACTTCCTCGGCCGCCAGCTTCTGGCTGACCGAGCTCTTGCCTTGGTTGGCGCCTCGGAGGGTGGCGATCTTCCGGTTGAGGATCTGATGGGCAAGCACGATCTCGCCGATCATCCATCCGGTGTTGGAGTAGAAGTCCGGCTCGGACTGATTTTGGATTTGCTCTGCGGCGGTCATGCTTTGGCCTTTCTGCGCTTGGCCGCAGCCCGCTTCTTGCGGCGCGCTTCGGCGCCAAGCTCAATCATTGCGTCAAGGGCGCGCGGGACGCGGTAACATTGGGCAAGGCTGCGGATGGTTCTCAGTTCTCCGCGAATGTCCAAAAGGACAGCGACCGCGACCAACTCCCAAGTCATCTTCTCAGGCAGTTCCCAATCCCGATTCCTGTGGCGGAGGCCAGTCATCCGAAATACTCCTGCAGGTCTTGAAGGCTGACCGCGTTGGCCTTCACCAAGACAATCGCGATGACGAATATGGCGAGCGTCACGACCAACTCGACCGCAACGAGGCCGGCGAAGGTGGGTGCTGGTTCGTGGTGGCGCTCGGTCATGTTGCAAACCCCAAAGGGAATGGCTCCAGAACATCGTTTGCCGGTGCTGCGGGCGCCGCTGATGCGATGGCCTGCTCAGCGGCCAGAACTGCCACCAGCAACCTCTCCACGTTCTCACGGGCGTCCCTGATGCGCTCAGCCGCGCGGCCTTCCGGGAGATACGCGCCGTCGTGGAATGCGCTGTGGAGGAGAGCCGATATCTCGGGGCCACGGATCTTCGCTTGGGCCAAGGCGTGAGAAAGCTTCTCGTCGGGGGTGACCGGTTGCCAGAGCATCACGCAGCTTCCTTTCCAAACGCCCGCGCCGCGCTGATCGAAAACCGCAACGCGGTCTCAACCCGGCTGAGCATGTCTTCCTGAATGAATTGTCCGGGGGGGAACTCGAGCGTCAGATCGAAATCGTCGGCACCCTCAAAGCCGCTCGGGCCGATGTCCCAGACCAGCTTGCCATCGCGGTGAAACATCGACGCGCGGCCGGCTTCCTGATTGTCGAGATAGGCGACGATGCTCGAGCAAGAGCCGTACAGATTCTTGTTGATCGCGATGCGGAGGTCGGTCGGCTTGGTCATCGTGCGCCCCGTCGTGCTTGGGATGCGCAGAGGTTGCCATGACGGAAACCAGATTGCAATAGGAATGTTGCCTACATGGCAATTTTATTTAAGGGGGGTGGTCTCTCGCTGGCATCCAGGCATAGGTCTGGCCTTTCTCCCGAGAGTATGGGCGCCCGCCCTTACGTCCCGTCCCGGCATGAGGGAGGTGGCAGCGCCACCGGATACTCGTTTCCCTTAAGCCCTCTTGGGGGAAGGCTTCACCACCTTTTGGATGGCGTCTCCGTGCGACATTTTTCGGCGCGCACCTCGTCCAGCTTCATGCCAAAGCCTTCGGAGCTTGAACCGTTCGGGGGTTGCCCGATGCTTCTCTCGGTCCGGGTCGCAATGGCCACAGCGTAGCCCGGTATTTTGATTCCGGAGGGTGATGCGCTCCGGCGTCGCCTCGTCCCCGGGGGTTGTGCCGGGCCACTGCGGGCAAGGGGGACAGCTCAGGCGGTGCAATTTTGTACCGGGCCGCACAAAATTCACGTTGCATCCTACAGAAATCGTTATATATGTAGGTGGCGAACGCATCTGGGCCTTTGTGCATCAAGTCCACCCAGATTGGCCCGGCCGGTTCCGCAAAATCGGCCGGGCGCCTCGCATCTAGGCGGTTCTTGCTTTGTTCGCAAGCCCTGATTTAATCGCCGGTTCCGGTTCTCAACGCTTGAATGACACGAATCGCCTGTGCTCTGGCCCGGTCGTCGAGGTCACGCAAGAGGTCATCGGCTGTTGGCCGGTCCGGCGACCGGTACAGATCCGTGATCTCACAATCCAGCGCATCGGCCAGAGCGGCAAGTGCACTCACCGTCACGTCGCGCTCGCCGTTCTCCCACCTCGATATGGTCCCCTTGGTCGAATCAATGCGGTCCGCCAGCTGTTGCTGGGTCAGACGTCGGTTCTCTCGCCATTCAGCAATGTAGAGCTTGGGCGGTAGCCTGGGGCCGATTCTTGTAACCATACAGGAAACTATAGGCGGCTTCGCCGGGCCGGTCGTCGGCCAGACTGGCAACAAGCCTCTTGCCAAGAGGTTTCCGTCGTGGCAACATGAAGAACATGAGCAAGCTTCGTGAATACCGGGAACGCAGTGGAATCTCTCAGGCGAAATTTGCCGAGGCCGTCGACTGCAAGAAATCCATGATCTGCCGGCTGGAGCGTGGCGAGCGCAAGCCGTCCTTCGCGCTCGCCCAACGCATCAGCGAATATACCAAGGGCGAGGTTACGCCCAACGATTTCCTGGCGGTGGGTTGATGCTGTCAGCTGGCAAATCGAATCGGTTCGGTTGCCCAGTCCGGCAGAACAACGGCTTGTTCGGCAATCTCGAAGCAGAGTTTCCCGAACTTGGTGAACGCCGATCGAGGGCAAACGACCGTGTAGAGCAGCACGTGGCGCTCGCCGCGTTCTTCGGTGACGTAGAGCCGGACACGATCTCCACTCAGCCGCTCGTAGGCCCGGATATCTCCGGCCGTGTACTCGGTTGCAGTGCCGTAGTCGTCGAATTTTTCCCCGACAACAATTCCCATTCCAATCCTCCCGCCTTCGTTGGCGCGGATTTCGCGCGGGAGAATCATGCAACCGGTTCCAGCAATCAAGCAAGTGACAAAGAAGGATCGCCGTAATCCTACGGTTAAAATTGAACGTTCCGCGTGTGGAACTCACAGGATGCATCACTTTGGTATACAACTTTGGGGGGGTACGCATGAATGAATTATCGGTTTTCGGCAATCAACGCCCGGTGGCGTGCAATCGCCTCCGCGACTCGGCGTTCGATCTCCTCCAGTTTCTGTTGCTCGACGCGCTCCCGGTTGTCGGCACGGCGGCTGCGATCGTCGGCGCCGGCTTCCTCATGCTCAGCAACGTTCGATAGGCGCGCGATCTCCGCTGCGCAGCGGAAGCGGTTCAAGAGAATTTCGGTTTCCAGTTTCACGGCATCACCTGGGAAGTTCGTCATGAGCACATTCAGCATCACAACCAGGAAAAACGCAAAAATGGGGGGTGAGGAGGCCTTCACAAAAACGAAGACCACTTCAGATTTTTGCGGCCAAATCGTTGAGATCATTAAGCGTGCTTGGCCGCGGAAGACTGCCGCTCATGTGGCCTACGTCACCGGAGTTTCCGAGCGATCAGTTCAGTTCTGGATTGCCGGCGAAACGCGCATGTCACTGGAGAACGTGGCCGCGCTGCTCAAGACCGACGCCGGATACGAAATTCTTTCGGCTATCATGGGAGACGCGCGACCCGCGTGGTGGGTGAACGCCCAGCTCGCCCAAGGGCTCCGCGAATCCAAGCGCGCCGTCGCGCGTGAAATGAAGCGCACCGCAGAGCTTCGGGCGCTGCAGGACCAGATCAACCTTTTCGACCAGTAGCATCACCAAGTCGCGAGGCCGCGCGCAATCGGCCGTTCTGTCGGGCAGGACATATCGTGAAAATTCTCTTGGTGCGGGCCGCATTGCGGCTCGCTGAGTGGCATACGGCGCGTGCGACGTTCTGGAATGACGTCGCCGAATGGCTGAGCACGGGGCGCTCATTTGCTGAGATCCGGAAGCGCGGGGAGGACGGCGAATGCTCGTAGTTTGCGAGGACGCCACCGTGACCGGCGGCAAGCTCGCCAAGGGCGCCGTCTACGAGGTCTGCGAGATCATCTCCGATCAGGATGGCGACTACTTCCGCCTTGTTGAGACCGGCCGGTCTTGCTGGTTCGTCGACCGCTTCCGCCCATTCAACGACAATAGCCAGTTTCTTTCCGGGGCCGATGAGGCGTCAGGCATTTGGGACAACCGCAAAGCAAAGGAGCGTGCATCATGACGCAGCAAGTTGCTGTGGGCCTTAGTCCACCAGTCCACGTCAGGTCTCTCAAGAACTCCTTTTGGACGCCTGAGCGCGACCGGGAGCTGATTCAGGCAATTGAAGCTGAGAAGAGCTGGGGCGCCATCGCGGCTGAGATGGGGAAGAACCGCTCTGCCGTATCCAGCAGGATCAACCGGCTCAAAAAGGCGGGCGCTGTTGTGGTCCCCCCAGGCTATCGGTTGAAGCAAGTCGCCATCAGCAACAAGGCCCGCGCTGGCAAGCCGCTTAATCGCGCTGCGGAGCCCGTGGATGCGAATTTCCAGATCGTCGGCATCGTGGGGCTTGATGCGCTGGAAGCACACCACTGCCGCTTTATCGCCAATGAGGATGCGGCCGAACCACTCTACTGCGGCCACACCGTCCAGCGCGGCAGCTACTGCAACCACCATCGCGCGTTCGTCTATCAGGCCCACGACGACAGGATGGGCAGGCGATGAACAAGAGCTGCTTCAAGATTCCGGAGGACCGGCGCAGCGCGCTTGTTCAATTGTATCTGGCTGGTGGCCAGAAGGCCGTTGAAGAGATCTGCGTGGGCCTCGGCGTGTCACCAAAGTATGCCGCTAACCTTGCCGCATCGATGGGTCTGCACCGACACAAGAACAACGGCACCAAGACGTCGACCAGGTCGGCGTCTGACCCGAGATGGGCCAGGGCGGTCGCCGTCGGGGAGGTGGTGGCATGACGCCTCCAGAGATCAAGGATCCGAAGATGGTCGAGGCGCGCAAGCGCATCATCAGCCAGATCCTGGACGACTACGATATCACGCGCGAGGAATTGCTCGGCAGCCGTCGCTACGGCGGCTTGATGGAAGCGCGCCGCGATGCCGCGCATCGTCTGCGACATGCCGGCTTCAACACGCGCAGGATCGGGAAAATCCTTAGACGTGACCACACGACGATCTGCCAATATTTCTCGGAAAAGACAGTATTGCGCAAATTGAATCGGGTAAGGACTGCCAAACTTATCGAGGCGGTTCCTGAGGACACGCGCGCCGCCATCACAAGGGCGGCAGAAGCCAAGGGGGTGCATCCGTACACCATCGTGCGGGAATGGCTCATCGAGCGCGGGAAGTTGGAGTCCTGCAATTCCATGAGGGAGGCGGCATGATCCAATCATCGAAGGTCCCTGTGGTTGTCACCGACCATGCCGTGGTTAGGTATCTCGAGCGCGCGATGGGCTTGAATGTCGAGCTTGTGCGCGAGCACATCCTTTCTATCTGCGGGGATGCCGCGGCATTCGGAGCGGTCTGCGTGCGCGCGGAAGGTCTCCGGTTTGAAATCGACGGCAACCGCATCTGCACAGTGTCTCCTGATCACGTCACACCGAACAGGACAGGGCAGGAAATGGCTCTGCGGAGGGCGCGCGCGTGATCGAAAAAAATTTGCCAGAGGACAAAAAGCGAACGGTAACGCTATCCGCTGAGGTCGCCGACATGCTGGACGCCTACGCCAAAGCGGAAGGCATCACGCGGGATCTGGCGGCGAGGCAGTTGATCCGGGATGGATTGGAGGCAGCATGAGCGAAGTGCAACGCCTTCGGGATCGTGTCGAGCAGTTGGAAGAGATGCTTGGCATCAGTCCAGATACCACACTCAAAATCCGGCTGAAGCTCGGTTTGACGAAGTGCCAAGCCAAGATGCTCGGCATCCTGGTGAAGCGCGAAATTGTCTCATGGGATGCCATGCACTTCGTCCTCTACGGCGACCGACCAGAAGCCGATCAGCCTTGGAGCGAGGCGAACCTACGCAAGCATATCGTGCTGCTTAGACGACGCTTGGAAGGGACCGGCATCAATGTCGAAGCCGTCTATGGGCAAGGCTGGATGCTCAAGAGCGAGCACAAGGCCAAGGTCCGCGAGTTGATGCAATGAGGAATGACATGACACGTGCAAGCCTCCCCAACCGCCGCGCCCATGAGGTCTTCAAGTTTCGCCATTGGGGCCTGTCCTACATCGTCGGGCTCGGCCGCGCGACGGAAGACGCGCCGATCACTGAAATCTTCCTGAACTCAGGCAAGAGCGGCGAGCAGGCTCAGACGCTTGCTCGCGACTCTGCGGTGCTGCTCAGCCTCGCGCTACAGCACGGCACCCCCATCGCAACCATGCAGAAGGCGATCACGCGAAATGCTGATGGCACTCCGTCGGGCCCTATTGGCCAGCTTCTGGACATCATCGCGCAGGCCGAAGGGAGTGCCGGAGCCGAAACGGGCCAGCCTCGCGTACCTGACAATTCCGGAGCCGGCGGTGCTGTTGCTGAACTTGCAGATTGAGGGGCAGTTCATGCGCGTTCAGATCAGCCGCGAGCAGTTGGCAGGGATCGTTGTGGCTGGGACGCGCGAGCTGCTGTCGACGGGAGGCGGGCGGTGATCGTGGCAGGCTTCGACATCGCGACGACTACGGGCTGTTGCATCCTCAACGGCAGCGACGTCGTGCATATCGAAGCCTTCCGCGCCAAGGGCGAGGATGACGCGTCGATTTTCACCAGTTGGCGGGCATGGTTCCGAGCGATCCTGATCTCGCATCAAGTCGAGGTGGCGGCAATCGAAGCGCCGCTGGTGACCGACATCAAGGCTCCAGACAAGCGGCCGAACGCCAAGCCTGGCCAACTCCGCAATCCAGTGACCATGAAGACCTATCTGCGCCTGTATGGGCTGCGTGGGCATGCCGTGCAGATTTGCAACGCTCTCAACATCGAATGCCGGGAGTTGCATCAGTCGACATGGCGCAAGGCGTTCACAGGCAACGGCAGGGCGAGCAAGGAGGACACTCTGGCGCTCGCCCGCCGCATCTATCCCAACCTGAAATCAAAGGACGCCGCGGAAGCGCTCGGTGTGGCTTGGGCGCTGAACGGCGAGCTGAGCAAGCGCGATCTGTTTACGCAGGAGGTCGCATGACGCCATACGAGGACTGGAAAGAGCGGGCCGAAGCATCTCCGCTGCTCACCGTGGCGCAAATGTTCGGCGCCAAGTTGAAGCGAAACGGCACCGAGTGGACCGGGCCGTGCCCGTACTGCGGCGGCAGGGATAGATTCTCCATCAACCCCTCAAAAGCGAAGTGGGTATGCCGCGGCGGTGCTGGCGGGCGCTCCTCCATCGCGCTGGCGTCCCACATCGGCAACCTGCCTTGGAAGGCAGCCGCAGAGCAGCTTGCTGGACCATGCCCCAGCGGCCCAGCGCGGCCCATGAGCGAGGCGGAGAAAGCAGAACGCAACAGACGGCGGCTTGAAATGGAAGCCACTCAGAGAGCCCGGGAGGCGCGGCAAATGCAGCAGGAAGAGAACACGCGAGACGCAGCGCGGCGCATCTGGGATGCGTCCAAGCCGATCCAGGGCACGCTTGCGGATACCTATCTGGTCAAGCGCGGGTTCATCGGGGTGGTGGAGCCGGTCTTTCGCTTCCATCCCTCGCTGCCATACCCCGGCAAGGAGAAGCGCTATCCGGCCCTGATCTGCCGGGTTGACGACATGATGGGCGAGTTCACCGCCATCTGGCGCATCTATTTGCGCGAGGACGGGCGCAAGGCGGACGTTCCGAACGCGAAGCTGGGGCTTGGTCCGGCCGGAGGCGGCGCCGTCCGCATCGGCGGGCTGTCCGGCAAGATTTCGATCGGGGAAGGCGTCGAGTCTGCTCTCGGCTATTGGTGCCTGATGGGGCGCAAGCAACCGTGCTGGGCGGCATTGAGCACGAGCGGGCTTATCGGCTTCGAAACCCCTCTTGGTGTCGAGCAAGTCGTGATCGCTCCCGACGGGGACGCCCCGATCAAGAAGCAGGGGGACGAGTATGTGCCAGCCATTCCGGCGGGACGGAAGGCGGCCGAGGCATTGCGTGGCCGGCTGCTAGAGGAGGGAGTTGCTTGCGCGATTGCGGCTTATCCGCCGGCGGGGCGCGACTTCAATGACCTGTGGCTCGAGATGCAGAGGGAGGTGGCGTGATGAAAGGCGAAATGCTTTCGAAGATGATCTCGCTGGCGACCGAGCGTCACGCCGGCCAATTCGACAAGGGTGGCAGGCCGTACATCCTTCACCCGCTCACGGTCATGCATCGGCTCCGGACGGACGATGAGGAACTTCAATGCATAGCGGTTGGGCATGACCTGATTGAGGACACGATCACGACCCCCGGCGATCTAGACCGTCTAGGCTTTAGCGATAGGGTTGTGGTCGGCATTTTGCGTCTCACGAAAGACATCGGCGAGACCGAGGAAGGATATCGCAAGAAGGTCAAATCGAACGTTGATGCGATCCGCGTCAAGATCGAAGACCTTCGCCACAACAGCGACATCCGCCGGCTCAAAGGCGTTACGTCCAAGGACATCGTCCGGATGATCCGCTACCACGAGTTCTATTTGGAACTGCAAGAAGCGTTGGCTGGGTTTCGCGGCGCATGATCCATGACTCCCTCGCAAACGAACGCAATTTTGTAGGCGCGTTGCTGCGCTCGCCGCACGACGTCTGGCAAGTCCATGAGTCGGTTACCCCCGACTGCCTCACGCTGGCCTATCACCGCGACATCTACAACGCGGTGATCAAACTTGCGGCACGGGGAACCGTGTCCATCACAGCGCTGCAAGCCAACCTGCCCGAGGAGTATCCGGAAGCCGGGCCGACCATCGCCATCCTGATGGCTCTCAAAGAGAGCGCATTGGAGGCGGGGAGTGCGACGGATTACGCGCCGTTCCTTGCCGAGCGCTCCGCTATGCGCAAGCTCGACGCGCTATCGGACTGGCTCAAGAAGGAAACCCGCAAGACCGACAAGACGGCGGAGGATGTTTCGGCGGAAGCCGGGTTGAGGCTCAATGCCATTTTGACCGCTGCCACGACACAGAGGCCGCGCGCCATCGGAGAGATTGCAGAGAAGGTCACGCAGCAGGCCAACAACGCACAGATGGCGGATGCACCCGAGGGGATCATGTCGGGCATATCGAGCCTCGACGAAATCCTTGGCGTGCTGCTCCCCGGCGATCTCGGTTTCATCATCGCCAGCCAAGCGGACGGCAAGTCGGCGCTGTCGGCACAGATCGGCATGCACGCGGCAACGCATGGTGTCCCGGTTCTTTTTATCCAGATGGAGATGGCGGCCGAGCAGATGGGGGCGCGCGAGCTCGCAAAGCTCTCTGGAATCTCCGTCGCTCAGATCAACGAGGGCGCCATGGATGCCTACCAGTTCGATAGCCTGGTGGCGGCCCAGCGCTCGCTCAACACCGTCCCGTTCTACGTCCTCGACATGGAGGAGGCGACCGTTCGTCAGGTGAGGGCTCAGTGCCTTTCCATGCAGCGCAACGGCGGGCTCGGTCTCGTCATCATCGACCAGCTCGACAAGCTGAAGCCTGAGGGCAAGTACCGGGACCGCTTCGAAGCCTACAAGGAGGTCACCCGGGATCTCAAGCGCATGAGCAAGGGTCTTGGCATCCCCTGCATTACGCTGGCACAGCGCACGCGCTCGGCACAGCGCCGGGACGATCCGACGCCGCATGTGCTGGACGCTGATATTCCCAGCATCGAACGCGATGCGGACTGGATCATCGGCCTCTGGCGCAAGGAAAACTTCATGCAGATGAACCGGCCGGATCACCGCGGCGGCGAGGAAGCCAAGGCGCGGTGGGAGACCGAGCTGAACGCCTGCCGTGGACTGGCCGAGGCCATCACCCTGAAGCACCGACGGCGCAAGGCGTTCCGGCAATGCCGGATGCACTTTGAAGGGGCCACAATGCGTTTTTCGGAGGGCAAGTGACCGACCTTCCCGCGATCCTCTCAGAGCTCGGGATCACGATCGTCCCCGTCACCAAGCAGCGAGACGTGATGGAGACGTGCGCCGGCAACACGCTGGAGAGGATCAGGCGGGAGCACGGTGCAGAACACCTGCGCTCGGTTCTGATCTCGATTGTCGAGACCACCAACAACAAGCGCATGCTGGTGGCGCCAGTGGTGTGGGCCGTGTCGGACATCCTGCTTGCGCACCCCACATGGTTCGGAGGGGACTGGCTGGATGCGATGGACAAGATCGACCTTGCCGAGATGCACGAGCGCGCGAAGGCCAACAGGCGGGCCGCTCAGCCCCGGCAAGCGATAGCCACGATGCTTTTCGAGGTGATGAGCAAGAGGTTTCAGGTGGTGGAGCAGGAGAGACTGATATGACTCGGTTGGGACGGCACATGAAACCGCTGGGGGACGGCGCTACCGTGAAGCGGCCATGCCTGAGGTGTAAGGAGACCTTCGATTCTGAAGGACCTTGCAACCGGCTCTGCGAAAGGTGCCGCGAATACGGCGGCATTGATGTACTCGTGAACATGGGTTGAGGGACAAAGCATGTGGACGCCAGAGATCGTCAAAATCCGTTTCGTCGAAGCCGCTGGCACCGAGCGATTCCTGTCCGGGCTGCGTAAGCCAGAGGCCCGCGGCTATTGGCCCGAGTTCTTCTATGACGCTGAAGACCGCGCCGGTTGGGATCAGCAAGCGCGCGACGACCACATGGAAATTTGGCAGGGCCGTGGAACGGCCAAGGCAGACGCGCTTTCTCGTTACCAGGAGTGCCTGACGTGGACGATTGAGCGCATCACCGATCCAAAGCGCCGCCAGCTGGTGTGGGCCTTCGCGTTCTGCCGCGCCTACAAGCGCGATTTCGGGGAGACCTGCAAGAAGCGCGGGTGGGTCAAGTCGACCGCCTACAACCGCTTGAACCGCGTCTGGCAGGAGCTTGCGTGGCGTTTCAACAATGACCGGCTACTCTTGCGGGAGCCGTCGCAATTCTGGATTGGACACGAAACCCCGTTGCCGGTACAGATTTCAGCCATGATGGAGCGTGGCGCGAACGCAGCGCAGCCCATCAAGTTCACCCCAGGTTTCCGCACCGAAAAGTCCACGCACCTCCTCAAGGATGAGGCGGCGGTTGCGGACTTTCAGTCTCACCTTGATGCAGTGAACGCCGACAGGCGAAGGCTGCAGGAGCGTGAGGCGAAGCGGCGGGCGAAGATCGGGGCTCTCGCATCATAAACGGGGCGAATGCCTCACAGGGCGGTGCGAACGGCACCGGACAGCCGGAACCCGCCAACGCGGCCCTGCGGCTTCCAATTCTGACTGCCGGCCGAAAGTTTCCCCGGCCTATGGTGGTGAAGCCAGCGCCGTTCGGTACGATCCCGCCAATTGGGAAGCAAATGCGGGCAACGTCATAACCCGAACAGTCAGAACCTAAATCGGGGCACTCAGCCTAACCAGGCGTCTGCATCACCTCCATGGCGGCCCGATCTACGTGGCCCGAGACCCGACATGGCGAGTGCCCCGAGACCATTCGAGGAGATCGCGATATGAGCCCTGAGACCTTGAAGCTAATCGCGTCCCTGATCGTGAAGGGGCAGGCCAAGATCATTTCCAAGGGCGGTAAGCTCTGGGCTGTGAGCGAACTGTGAACTTCGGCCCTGCGGCGCCTCTACCTGAGATTGTTGCGGCTCTAGAGATTATCGTCTGCGGCGTGATTGTCATCGCCGCTTTTGTGGCCGGATGGATAGCGAGAGGTTGCCGTGGCTGATCAGGTTGCCTCCGCGCAAGGTTTGATCGCTCTTGCCATCGTCGGTCTGGTGGCGCTGTCGTTGCTCCCGAGCGAATGGTGGGATTGATGGGCGACGTGATCCAGTTCATCCCGCGCAATCGTCGCTACCTTGAAGACTTCCCGGTAATCCCGTTTAGGGTGCCGCAGGTGGTGGCGCCGGCGAACGCTCACGAGCGCGAGATATTCGCCGCCGCGCCGTCGGAGATGAACCCCGACAAGGAGCCGGCATGACATCAGCCGTGACCGACTTCAAGGTGATCAACCGCATCCTGCGCCGCCAATGCCAGAAAACGGAGTTTGACGAAAAGAACCCGCCGCCTCCGGCTTGGTACAGCCTGCCGTCATGCTGCCAAAAGAATGGCAGCGCGCCCTATGCGGCCCCTCAAAGTGATCCCGCATGAAATGGTCCTATGACCAGCCTTTGATGATCTCGATGGGGCCAAAGCCCATCAGCATCGTCAAGGTGAAGCATGGGGTGACGGAGGCTAAGCTGAGCGACGGGCGCCTGGTGCGCCTCTCCGTTTATCTGGACCGCGTCGACCGCAACAAGGAAGGCAACCTCGATATCGTCCACTCGGTCACTGCCGAGGTGATGGATGACCCGGGACTGCCGATCCACGACATTCATGAGGGCGTCCAATGATGTTGATGGGTGGCCTCAAGATCATAATCTCGGAAGAGGTCCCGAGCATTCTGAGATTTGGCCCGAATAGCGCAGTTCTTACGCCGAAAGAGGCTTATGACGTGGCTTTGGACTCTTACGAGCCAAAGAGCGACGGGCCTGTGGTAAAACTTCTTGAGGGTTACTCTCGTTATATGGAAGACCGGTGCTTTTCGGCTTTGCGCTGACGGCGCTGTTCGTGCCGGACTGGACCGGCGCGGCCACCACTCCGCGATGGGCATTGGCCGCCGTCGTGCTCCCGCTTCTGCTGCGGCGCGAGCGCATCGAGTTCACGGCTGCTCATCTGTTCGGCTTGCTGTTCGTTGCCTATGCCGCGGCATCCGTGCTCTGGGCGCCCCACAAGTGGGAAGCGATCGACACGATGCTCAAGTTGATCGTTCTGGCCGAGGCGTTCGTGCTCGGCTCGCAAATGGATGATACCCGTCCCATTGTTGCGGGGGCGGCATTGGGGCTCGGGGTATCGAGCGCGATTATCCTGCTCGGCATCCCGGTGCCGCAGACCAGCGGTTACCCGGCCGGGCTGTTCGTCAATTCGAACGCACTGGGAGAGATTGCGGCCGTAGCGCTGGTCGGCGCCTTGGTGCATCGGATCCTGTGGGCCGTGCCGCTGATTGCGCCGGCGCTGATAGCCTCGCACTGCCGCGGGGCGTTCCTAGCGCTTGGCGGCGCTTTCATCATGTGGTTGTGGCCACGGTCCAGGGTGTGCGCAATTGCTCTGGCTCTGGCCGGTGTCGCAACTGCGGCATGGATGGGGTCGAGCGAATCTGCGCAACAGCGCTTGGACATGTGGGGCGCGGTGCTCCCGCAATTGACATTCGCGGGCAGGGGCATCGGCTCGTTCTACACGCTGTACCCGCTCTATTCGCCCTTTGACACGTTGCTGCAACGTCCGGAGCATTTGCACAATGACTGGCTCGAGTTTACCTTTGAACTCGGAATTGTCGGAACCGTACTATATTCGGCATTTCTATGGTCCGCACGGTCTACCATCCTCGCTGTGCTCGCCATTGAAGCCTTCTTCGGCTTCCCGCTCCACCTCGCCGCAACGGCGGTTCTTGGCGGCATCCTTGCGGGGCATTCTAATCGCTATCGGCTTGGCGTTCGCGACAGCCTCAGTCTGTGGCGAGGTGCTGTATTCTCTCGCCTTTGGCTCCGACTCGCCAGCTGAGGTGGTGATGTACCAGCGGTCGGCCGCGGATGTGTATCCTGGTGATCGTAACTTCCGGCAGGCTTCTGCGCTCTATCTGTCCAAGGTGGCCGACATCCAGCCCGATAGGGGATGGAAGGAGGCGGCTCTGGCCGAGCTCTATCACGCGCTGGAGAGTGACCTGACGTCGCCGGCGCTGCTGTTCAATATGAGGCGCATGGAGGTCGCGCTGGGGCGCCAGCCGACCCACGCGCCAATGTACGACTATCTGGCGCGCATCAGCGGCCCGATGGCTAAGGTAAAGACCGGCGCCGTTCCGGAATAAACGGCAAACCGCCGGTCCACGGCATCAACATCTGAAAAAGGAACGATCCATGTTGAAAGCGCTTCGCGGCGCCGCCGTTGCGGCCGTCGCCTCTCTCCTGTCTCTGTCGGCGGCCAACGCCAACGGCATGTTCAGTAATCTCCCCGTTGTCGAAGGCGCGGCCTACTGCTCCATGTATGCGGGCGACGGCACGACCTGCGTTCAGTACGTCCCGGCGGGCCCGACGGCCGTCACCGGCAACGAGCGAGTCCCGGCCGACACCAACCTTTCGAGCGGCCAGAGCCCGCAGACCGTGCTGTTCAGCATGGCCAACCTGAACGCACTCCCGCTCACCGTGTCGACCATCACGACCAATCCCCAGACCGTGACGGCTGCGGCGACCTCGGGTGGCGTGCTCCTGCGCAACAATGGCGGCGGCTCCGTCATGACCGCGGTCACCATCAACTTCCCGACGGCGCCCGTGGACGGCCAGCAGTTCGCAGTCTCGGCCGATGCCAACGTGACCACCCTGACCCTGACGGCAACCAATCTGCCCGCCGGCGTCACGATCAAGAACAACCCGACCGGCATCACCACCTCGACCACCGGCGCCTATGGCTACCGGTTCATGTACAACTCGACCAACAACGCCTGGTTCAGGCTTCAGTGATCCAAGGACACAGCCCATGAAACTCTCCCGCAAACTTGCACTCGCAATCCTTGCGCTCGTGGGCTGTGCCTCGGGCGCTCTGGCCACTGGCCCGCTCCAGAGCGGCAGTTATGCCACGATCGACCAGGGATGGCTCTATGACCTCTCTGGCGGTCGTAACCGGACCTATCAGTCCGGCGTGGCTGCAGCTGGCTCCGGACAGTCCACTGCCACCCAGCTTTCGGGTGCTGTGGCCCTGGTCATGATCGAGTCCGGCACCGGCGGCTTTGCCCTCCCGACTTGCAAGGCTGGAACCACCCTCTGGGTCTACAACAAGAGCGGCGCCACCCTGACCGCCTATCCCACCGTGGCCAACAACCCGGTCACCGGCGCTCAGGACACCATCAACGGCTCCACCACCAAGGGCTCCCTGTCCGACGCGACGCCGTACTTCTTCGGCTGCGCGAAGGATGGGGCCTGGTTCGCGAAGTAAGGAGAGAGAGGGATGCTAGGGTCAGGGATTCTTGGCGGCGTCGACCTCGCTCAGTCCTGTTATCAGCAGGCGCTAGAAGGTGCAGCTCGCCAACGGTCAGCCTCTGGCCTTGGCTCCTTACTCGGCTCTCTCGGCCTCACCCGCTTCGACCCCTCCACCAAAACCCGCGTCCCCGTCACCCAGGAATGGGTAGACGAGGCCGTGGCGGAGATCGTGCGGCTAAACCAAGAGATCGAGTGCCGCGTGGCATCTCGGATCTGTGTCTCCGCATGGGGCTCCAGCCACTTGCTGGAGGACATGGCTGCGGGGGCTTCCAAGGTCGACCACATTTGGGAAGCGGTGAGGGCGGCTAGCGCCGTTTAGCACTGCGGCAAAAACATGGCAGAAACCAGCAAAATAGAGGCAGGTGCTGGCAGCAAGAAGCCTCCCAATGCCGGCAAAGGCAGGGCAAAGGGGACGCCAAACAAGACCACAGCTCTGCTCAAGGAAGCCGTCATCATGGCGGCCGAGCAGGTCGGCAATGGCCTGAAGGCGCGGGAGCACAAGAAGGGCCTCGTCGAGTTTCTGAAGGTGCAGGCGGCCAAGGAGAATAACGCCCCGTTTATGGCCATGATGGCCAAGGTGCTCCCGATGCAGGTGACGGGCGAGGACGGCGCCGGCATCAACATCATCATCCAGGGTCCGGATGCAGGGCTCCTTTGAGCTGACCAAGCGGCAGGCTGAGGCAACAAGGCTCCTCGGCTCTCCGGCCACCCATACGATGCTCTACGGAGGCTCGAGGTCGGGGAAGACGTTCACCATCGTCCGGGCGCTCATCACCCGGGCGTTGGCCTACAAGAGCCGCCATGCGGTCCTGAGGTACAGGTTCAACCACCTCAAGGGCTCGGTGATTTATGACACTCTGCCCAAGGTGATGGAGCTTTGCTTCCCTGGGGTGGCCGACAAGAGCCACATGGACAAGTCGGACTGGTTCTACAAGCTGCCCAATCAGTCCGAAATCTGGTTCGGCGGCTTGGACGACAAGGAGCGGACGGAGAAGATCCTGGGGCAGGAATATGCCACGATCTTTCTGAATGAGTGTTCCCAAATCCCGTGGTCGTCGCGCAACATCGCCATGACCCGTCTGGCGCAGAAGACCGAGCTTCGGCTGCGCGCCTATTACGACTGCAACCCGCCGTCAGAGGCCCATTGGACCAAGCGGCTGTTCGTCGACAAGTTGGATCCTGATACCCGGACGCCAGTTCGCGAGCCCGGCAACTACACCGCCATGGTGATGAACCCGGTGGATAACGCCGATAACCTGCCGGCGGAATACATCAAGGAGCTGGAAAACCTCCCCGAGCGGTTGAGGCGAAGGTTTCTCAAGGGGCTATTCGGGACCGCAGCCGATGGCGCGCTGTGGACGCTCGAGATGCTGGACATGGGCCGCGTGCTCGACGGCATCTATCCCGACCTGCAACGCATTGTCATTGCTGTGGACCCATCGGGATGCTCTGGACCGGAAGACGAACGATCCGACGAGGTCGGTATTATCGTCGTCGGCCTTGGCACCGATGGCCGGGCTTACGTGCTTGAAGACCTGTCCGGGCGTCATGGACCAGGCGGCGAAAACGGCTGGGGCAAGATCGTGGCGAACGCCTTCGACAGGTGGGGCGCCGATTGTGTCGTGGCCGAGATCAATTTCGGCGGTGCGATGGTCCAGGAGATCATTCGCGTTGCAAGGCCAAAGACACCATTCAAACTGGTCCGGGCCTCCCGCGGCAAGGTCGTGAGAGCCGAGCCGATCTCGGTCCTGTACGGCTCCGAAAATTCACCGGGGAAGGTCTGCCATGTCGGCACATTCCCCAAGCTTGAAGACCAGCTCTGCGCGTTCACGACGTCCGGTTACACGGGCGACCGGTCGCCTGATCGCGCGGACGCGCTGATCTGGGGCATCTCGGAATTGTTCCCGGTCCTGTCGAGGCCGGCAAAGAAACCTGCGGCTGCACCTCCGTCTCACTCGGAGATCGCATCCCCCCAAAGCTGGATGGGCTAAGCCTCCGTGGACCGCAAATTCACCCCCGCCGAAACAGAGAAACTGATCGAGCGGGCCCAGAAGCAATTCAAGTCCTTCATGGACTGGGAAGGCGCGTTCCGGCAGTCGTTCGAAGAGGATATCCGCTTCGCCAATGGCGACGCCGATAACCAGTGGCAGTGGGATGGGTCCGTGCTGCAGTCCCGCAAGGACTGCCCGTCCATGACCATCAACATGACATGGATCCACTGCGCGCTGGTCCAGAACGAGATCAAGAAGAACCCGCCGGCCATCACGGTGCGCCCCGTCGGCGGCGGCGCCACGATGAAGTCGTCCGAGGTTTATGGCGGCCTGATCCGGGAGATTTCCAGGGCATCGGACGCCATCAACATCTACCTCAAGGCATCGGAGACCCTTGTGCAGGGCGGCGTCGGTTACTGGCGCGTCCTGACCGAGTACGAGGCCGAAGACAGCTTCGACCAGGTCATTCGCATCAGGAGCGTCCGCAGCCCGCTTGGCGTGGCTATGGACCCCGACGCCAAGGAGCCGTCCGGCGCCGACGCCAATTGGGGCATGATCTTCGAGGACGTGAAGAACGAATATCTCGAGGAAGAGTACGAGAAATACAAGGACGCGGTCGGGGCAGAGAACGCCATCACCGTCGACATCGCGGCCTCCGACTGGAAGACTGAGGATTATACCCGCGTCGCGGAGTGGTACGAGAAAGAGAAGTTCCAGGATCAGTTGCTTGGGTTCGTTGACCCTGAAAGCGGGGCGTTCTCAACCGCGTTCCTCGGCGACATCAAGGACAGCGAGATCAAGCAGCGCATCCTGGCCGACACGCGCACCCAGAAGCGCCCGGTCACCCGCTCCCGCATCTGCTGGTACAAGATATTCGGCGACAAGATCGTGGATTACCGGGAGGTGCCCGGCAAGCGGTTCATCCCGATCGTGCGGGTGGTGGGTCAGGAGACCATCATTGACGGCAACCTGGACCGCAAGGGCATCGTCCGCGGGCTCAAGGACAGCCAGCGCAACATGAACTACTGGGTCTCCGCCGGCGCCATGCAGGTGGCGCTGCAGACCAATGTTCCGTGGGTGGGCCCGGCCGAGGCATTCGAGAACATCAAGCAGTGGGAGGACGCCAACCGCGGCCGTTACGCCTACCTGCCGTACAATCACAAGGACGCCGACGGCGAGATTTTGCCGGCCCCGACGCGTCCGACGCCCCCGGTGATGGCCACGGCCTACATCCAGGGCATCCAGATCGCGTCACAGCAGTTCAAGGACATCACGGGCCAGCACGAAGCCACGCTCGGCAAGCAGGACAACGCGGAGTCGGGACGGGCGATCCAGGCAAGGCAGGGGCAGGGCGAGACATCGACATTCCACTTCCCGAACGCGCTGGCGCAGGGCGTGGCGCACACCGGGCGCATCATCCTGGACATGGCCCCTGAGGTCTACGACACGCCGCGGCTGATCCGCATCTCCAATGCCGACATGTCGCAGTCCGAGGTGAACGTCGACCCGATGGCGTCCGAGGCCCATGCGGAGGTGGACAAGCCGGACGAAGAGAACACCACCGAGGTCACGTGGAATCCCAAGATTGGCCGGTACGAAGTCGAGGCCGAGGCGGGCCCGTCCTACCAGACCCAGCGGGAATGGACCGCAGAGGCCCTTGGAACGCTGCTCGCTCAGAACAAGGATCTCTGGCAGGTCATTGGCGACTTCTATGCGCAGAACCTGGATTTCCCGGGCGCCGAGGAGATGGCTGAGCGCATCCGCCGCGGCATGAACCCGGCCATCCTCGGCAAGGGGCCGTCGCCCAACGAGCAGAAGATGCAGGGCGAGATGCAGAACATGCAGCGCCTGTTGCAGTCCCTTATGGACACGCTGGCGCAAAAGCAGCGCGAGCTCGACGACAAGAACGACGAGATCACGATCAAGGCGGAGGATTCGGTCACCAGGCGCATGGACGCCGAAAGCCGCCGCATCAAGGAGGCCGGCAACGCGCAGGCCAACTTCGCCGCGGCCGGGCTCGAGCCGGACATCCGCAACATCATGGCCGATGCCACGGCGGAAGCCATGAACGACGAACTGGCGGCAACGATCAAGTCGCGACAAGAGCAGCCAGAGCCGGCTGAGACGGAGATGGCAGAGTGACCTCCCAACTGATCCGCATGCAGGCCAAGGAGATCGCCGGCATCTTCTACGATGAGAACCAGCGTTCCTTGCGGTTTCGCATCGAGAATCCCGATCAGGACGCCTATGTGGCCGCCAATTGGCCGCATTTCGTGGATGTGGGGATCGCCAATCTGACCAACCTGCTGAACGATCACTCGACGCCAGAGCATCAGAAGCAGGTCATCTACGAAGAGCTTTGCGAGCACTGGGAGCGGTCGCAGCGCCCCAGCGCGCGGGAAGTGCTGCAGGCCACGCTTGAGCCCCGCGAGCGCGAGGACATCAGGCATGTGGACAGCATCCCCGAGCTTCCAAGCGTGGGGATGTGATGGGCGCGGAGATGGCTGCGGCTGCAGGCGCTTATGACGATGGGGCGGCGCTCGTCTTTGCGCTGGCCTGCATCGGTTGGTTTGTGATCGGCGCCCTCATCATGAGGGCCGATCAATCTGAAGACATGGAGAAAGACCACAAATGAGGAACCGTTTCCTGAACGGTGTAAGTTTCCTGCCCCTGTACGCCCCTGAAGGCGAGGGCGGTCAGGCCGAAATGGAGCTTGATGCTGGCGCCGGTGACATCGCCGAACAGCTGGAAGCCGCGGCGGACGACGACAAGAACGACCTTAACCACTCCGGCGAGGCCGAAGACGGCGCCGAAGAGGTCAAGGCCGGCGACGACGGCAAGGAGCCCGAGAAGGCCGAAAGCGAGGAAGAGCCGCAAGGCGACGCCGACGACGAGAAGGCCGAGTTGGAACAGTTGCGGAAGGCCAACAAGGCCCTCGGCAAGCGCATCTCGGCCCTATCCAAGGACAAGCGCGAGCTGCACGCCAAGCTCCAGGAGAACATCCGGGAGGTCCCCAAGGACGATGGCGATGCGGCCGGCGAGGGCGATGACGCGCCACAGCGCTCAGATTTCAAGTCGAAGGCCGAGTTCGATGCGGCGGTGGAAGCCGCGGCCGAGAGGAAGGCCGCCGAGCGCCTGGCCGTCCAGGAGTTCAACAAGAAGTGCAACGAGGTCGAGGCGAAGGGCTCCAAGGCATTCGGCGACAAGTGGGCGCGTGCCAAGTCCGAGCTCGCCATGCTTGACGATCACGGCCGGATCCCGATGGACATCCTGTCCGTCGCGCTGGAGACCGACGACCCGGCCCGCGTGCTGTTCGTGCTCGGCAACGACATCGAGAAGGCCACCGAACTCATGGGTATGACCCCGATCAAAAGGGCAATTGCCATGGACAAGATCGCCTCCAGCAAGCCGGTCGCGCCGTCGGCCTCCAAGGCCCCGCCGCCGGTGGAGCCGCTGGGTGGCCGCGGTGGCGGCAATGACAGGCCCACTGACCGCGACTCCGATGAGGAGTGGAATCGGAAGGAAGAGGCCCGCGAGCGCAAGCTGGCGGAAGAGCGCAGGCGCCGGGGGTACTGAGCATGGCCTACTACGATCTGACGATACACACCAACCCGGACGCTCGGGCTTGGGCGAGGTTCTTCATGGAGTGCAACCCGAACTCCAATGTTGATGAGGAGACCATGATCGGGTGGTTCGCCAACGCGATGATGGCGATGCACGATCATCTAAAGCCGGAGAGCGCTCCGGTGGTTCTGCCTGACGGGTCCGCGTTCTGCGCGGCCTAACTGCCATCTAGCCCTCGATCGCGGCTTAAAGCGACGTAGTTGCACGTATCCGCGGGCCTCGTGCTCCCGCCCCGCCGCTAGGGTCAAGTGCGTTTGCGCCCGCCAATTCCTCACAGCTCGGGCGAGTGAGGATCACCCCAAAACTCACAGTCTGGCGGCGCTCGGAAGCGTCCGCAGACGCATGCCCCGAGGCATTCCTCCATGTCGAATACCCTTCTCACGCGGCTTGAGATCACCCGCAAGTCGATCCGCCTGTTCATCAACTCCAACGCCTTCATCAAGAACATCGACCGCCAGTATGACAGCCAGTTCGCTGTCACCGGCGCGAAGATCGGCGCCACTCTGCGCGTCCGCCTGCCCAACGACTACACCGTGACCGACGGTCCGGGCCTGTCGCTGCAGGACACCGCCGAGCAGCAGACCACGCTCACGGTCGCGACCCAGCGCCACGTCGATACCGGCTTCACCACGGCGGAAATGGCCCTGTCCCTCGACGACTATGCCGAGCGCATCGCCAAGCCGAAGATGAACAACCTGGCCGGCAACGTCGCCAAGACCGTGATGACCTCGATCGGCGAGTCCGCCGCGAATGCCATCGCCAACTTCAACGGCACCACGATCATCTCCCCGAACGCGACCACCTTCGTGCAGGCCGGAGCGATCCTGGACGACAACTCGGCCCCGATGATGGGCACCAAGGGCGACCGCAAGATCGTCAACGACCCGTGGACCGACGCCCGCACCTCGACCTCGCTGGCTGGCCTGTTCAACCCGCAGCCTGCCATCAGCGAGCAGTATGCCTACGGCTCCATGAAGCAGGCGCTGGGCTTCTCCTGGATGCGCGACCAGACCGTGATCAAGCACACGGCCGGCACGTTCACCGCAGGCACGGTCAACGGCGCCGACCAGTCCGGCAACACGCTGGTCACCAACGCCATCACCGGCACGCTCAAGCAGGGTGACGTCATCACCATCGCCGGCGTGACGGCGGTCAACCGCGTCACCAAGCAGTCCACCGGCATGTCGCGCCAGTTCGTCGTGACGGCGGATGCGGCCTCGGGCGCCACCTCGCTCTCGATCTATCCCGCCATCGTGGCGCAGGGCGCGGGCGGCTCCGACACCCAGTACCAGACCGTGGTTTCCGCTCCGGCCGACGGCGCGGCGATCTCGCTCTACACCGCGGCGAGCGCGACCTACCGCAAGTCGCTGGCCTATGCTCCGGAAGCCATCACCATGGTCACGGCCGACCTCTACATGCCCACCAAGGGCGTGATCGACTCGGCCCGCGCCCAGTACGACGGCATCTCGATGCGCTCGATCTCGGCCTACCTGCCGGGCTCGGACCAGGCCATCAACCGCGATGACGTGCTGTTCGGCTATCTCGCCATCCGCCCTGAGTGGATGGTCGGCGTCTACGACGCCATCTGAGGCCTGATCTACGGCGGGCGGGGATTGTCCCCGCCCGTTTTTTCATGGAGCTACTATGCCACGTTCTGCCATCCCCGATTGGGGTCAGGAATTTCCCGATTACGAGTACAAGGCATGGCCCAAATATGTCGGCATGACCGCCGACGGCGAGGCCTTGATCGCCAAGGACAAGGCGGAGTTCGAGCGGATGAAGGAGCTCGCCGTCTATCCGAAGATCCTAGGAAAGGACAAGGGCGGCAACGAGATCATTGCGCAGAACCCGCGCGACGAAGCCTGGTTCAAGAACAAGGTGGTCCACGCCGCCATCGAGGCCGCCGAGCCTGTCAATGACCTTACTGGCGAGCCGCGCCGCTCCGCCCACCGCAAGGCCTCCTGATGCCCACAGGCACGGACATCTGCACGTCTGCGCTGATCCGCGCCGGCGTTCTCGGTGTTGGCAACCCGCCTTCAGCCGACCAGATCAGCCGTGCCCTGGTGCTCCTGAACGATCTGCTGGCGCTATGGTCCGCCAAGCGCTGGCTGAACTATGCCGAGATCGATCATTCCATCACGGTGACGGGGGCACAGTCCTACACGATCGGGCCCGGTGGGACCGTCGATGTGACCGCGCGCCCCGACCGCATCGAGTGGGGATATGTCCGCCTACTCAACGGCGGAGGTGGCGGCAGCCCGGGCAACCTCCCGGTCGATATCCCGCTGCAGCAGATCTACTCGTATGAGGACTACGCCAAGGGCGTTGCGTTGAAGACGCTGCAAACCCAGCCCATGGCGTTCTTCTACGACTCCAGCTTCCCGCTCGGGAAAATCTATCCGGTTCCGATTCCGAACGACGCCACGAGATACCAGCTCCATTTCGGTACACGAACCATCCTCCCGGTGCTTGTCACCCCGGCGACCAATATCGTCCTGCCGCCGCAGTACAGCTACGCGATGCGATGGAATCTGGCGAGCGAGTGCCGGGCCGAGTGGCGGCTTCCGAAGTCAGAGACCATCGACGACAAGGCCGCCGACGGGCTCAAGACAATCCGCTCGGCTGCGGTCCAGGTGCCATCGCTGGCGCTTCCTGGAGGCCTTGGCGGGTCTCAGGGAGTCTACAACCCGTGGAATGACTCTTCGACGAATGTGCCATGATTGATCGCAGGTTTAATTGCTGGACCATAGTTCGCGCGGATGACCACCATTCAAAACGGTGGGTCGGTAAGTGCGAGTGTGGCGTTGAGCGCTCATTCCCCGAGCATCGCTTAAGCAAGCCGCGCGGGTTGAGCTGCAAATGCCAAAAAGGGCCGGGAGCCACACGTGTTGCGCACGGCATGTCCTATTCGCCGATCTACGCCGTTTGGAATGGCATGAAGTCGCGCTGCTACAATCCAAAATTCAAATTCTATGACCGCTATGGTGGTCGCGGCATCAAGGTCTGCGAGCGCTGGCACCGATTTGAGAACTTCTATGCGGATATGGGGCCGACATATCAGCCTGGCCTGACCATTGAGCGCGAGGATAACGACGGAAACTATGAGCTGGGGAATTGCCACTGGGCAACACCGGCCGCGCAGAATCGCAATCAAAAATCAAACGTCTACATCAACACATGCCGCGGGCGCATGACCATGCAGGATGCCGCGAAGATTGCCGGCATCACATGGCGGGCAATGGCCTATCGGGTCGGCGCCGGCTGGTCCGGAGAGCGGCTTTTCATTCAGAACTCTGCCTATACGAAGAGTAGGGCAGCGTGAGCCGCATTGCCCTCACGTCCGGCGCCTACCAGGCGCGATCGATCATCGCCAACGCGCAGCGCTCGATCAACCTCTATTGCGAGACCAACCCGCCGGAGGCCAACCCGCCCGTCCCGTTCACCCTGTACCCGCGGCCGGGGCTGCGCCGCCTCATCGAGGCCCCCACTTTCGGCATCGGCCGCTGTGTCTACTGCGACAGTCAGGGCAACGGCTACATGGTGGCCGGGCAGGTCGTCTACTACATCGACCCGAGTTTCAACCTGACGGCGATCGGCGCCATTGCGGCCGGGACGTCGATTGTGTCGATGTCGGACAATGGCACAACCGTGCTGTTGGTCGACGGCACCACAGCCGGATACACCATCGACATCCAGTCGAAGGCGTTTTCCACCATCAGCGATCCAGCTTTCTACGGCGGGAACTGGGTCAACTACATCAGGACATTTTTCGCCCTCAATAGGCCTGGGACCAACCAGTTTTACATTTCCGGCCCCAACGCGATCACGTGGGACGCTCTGGACTTCGGCCAAAAGACATCGAGCGCAGACCCGCTGGTGGCGGCAGCCGCACTCAATGACCAGCTCTGGCTGCTCGGCACCAAGAAGGGCGAGGTCTGGTACTATTCCGGCAATGTCGACTTCCCGTGGCAGCAACTGCCAAACGTCATCATTGAGCATGGCGTGGCTGCGACGTATTCGATCGGCCAGACCGACAAATTCCTGTTCTGGCTGACCCAGGACAAGGACGGCAGGCCGTGGATTGCGCGCGGATCAGCCGATTACTCGGTGCAGAAGGTCTCGACCTTCGCCATCGACAACGAAATCCAGCAATACACCAAGTGGTCGGACGCCGTCGGCTACTGTTACCAGATCATCGGCCACACCTTCTACCAGATCGATTTCCCGTCGGCCGACAAGAGCTGGGTCTATGACCTCAGCAATGACCAATGGAATCAGTATTCATCCATTGACGTCAACGGCAACCATCACAGGCTGAACGGCTTCCTCTCGGCCTATATGTACAACACCAACGTCATGATCGACTGGAAGAGAGGCGATCTCTACGCCCTCGACCAGGACACGTTCACCGACAACACATTCCCGATCGTCTGCATCCGCGGGTTCCCGCATCTCGGGGCGCAGGGCAACGAGGTCTCCTATCCCGGGTTCATGGCCGACATGGACGTGGGCGAGGTGCCCAACATGCTGATCGACGATGACGGCGCGGCAACGGCCAACCCATGGGCGTCCGGGTTCAGCTCCGCCTTCGGCCCGTTCCTGGATCAGGGCACGCCGATTGTCACCATGCGGTTTTCGAACACGCGCGGAAAGACGTTTGGCAACAAGCGGCAGCGCTCGCTCGGCACCACCGGCCAGTACGGCCAGATCCTGAAGTGGGACAGCTGCGGCATCGCGCGGGATGGCGTGTTCGAACTGGAATGGGCGGTGCCGTGCAAGACCGCGCTGAACGGCGCGTTCCTGTGGCCCGAGCCGGAACAGGCTGAGACGTGAGCACAAACCCGACATTTGGCCCACCGAGCCCGGTGTTGCCGGCTACGGACCCCAAGACTGGGAAGCTGGCCAACACCTGGTACATGTTCCTCGTGCGCCTCGCGCAATTGACGGCAGAGAGCCCGATGGTTGTGCCGGCAGTGGGGGCCTCGCCGTTCACGTTCACGGCCACAACCATCGGCAACCTGTTCGTCACAGGCGGGACGGTGTCGAGCATCGTGCTCACCCGCTCCGGCGTCTCAATCACATGCCAGCCCGACCAGTTCATTCCGATGGCGGCCGGCGACACCGTCACCGTGATCTACGCGGTGGCTCCGACCATGACCTTTGTCCCGAGTGCGCGCGCATGACGCAGGAAGACCAGATCGCGCTCACCAAGGCCTTCGGCCGCTGGTTCAAGGGCAACGAGACCGCAGCACGCTTCTGCGCCGACATGACCGAGATCGCGCACCTCTGGGACGACCTTGTGGACGCCGACAAGCCCGTGTCCAGCACGGAAGCCGACCGCATCTGCCGCAAGGCTGTGCTCGAGATGCCGGCCAACGAGTTCTATCGCGCCAACTTCAGTTTCCTCCACCCCATCATGGTGATGGCGTGGGGGCAGTGGGCGTCGGCGAATGCCATGGAGGCCCGCCCGATCAGCGGCGACCGCGAGAAGGCCTACATGCTCCGCGCCTCGCTCTATCAGCTCTTCCACGCCTGCGCCGTGCTCTGCGGCGGGCTGGATTGGGCCGCCCAGATCGGCCCTGAGATTTATCGCTTCTACGGCGAAAGCCTGGAGTCCTTTGATGCCTGATCCAATCTCCGGAGTGGTCTCCGGCATTGCCGGTATCGGCAGCGCCGCTTCCAACATCTTCGGCGCCCAGTCCGCGGCGAAGGCGCAGAAGGAAGCCACCGAGAAGGCCAATGCGCTTGCCCTGCAACAGCAGCAGAAGGGCCTCGACACCCAGAAGCAGTATTTCGACACCAGCACTAAGGATCTGGCGTCAATCGCCGGGCAGGGATCGAGCGCCTACAACAACCTGCTCGCGGCCATCCCCGACCTCGTCAAGCCGATCGTGATGGACCAGAAGGCGTTGGAGGCAACGCCTGGCTACCAGTTCAACCTGGAGCAGGGCATCCGCGGCGTGAACCTGTCTGGCGTGGCCTCGGGCATGTCCGGCGCGCAGGCCAAGGCTGCGGCGCGCTATGCCACTGGCCTCGCGGACTCGACCTATCAGAACCAATTCAACAACGCGAACATCAACAAGCAGAACGCGTTCAACTTTCTGCTCAATTCCGCGCAGCCCGGCATGACCGCGGCCGGCACCTATGCCAGCGCCGGGACGTCGGCCGGCAATGCCGCATTGGGCAATACGCAGGCTGTCGGCAACACGCTGTCCGGCAATACGATCGGCGCCGGCAACGCACAGGCAGCGGCCGATCTCGCCACCGGCAAGCAGATCGGTAACATCTTCGGCTCGGCGGCCAGTATGTTCGGTGGCGGCGGGTCCAATCCGTTCGGCAATTACGGCATGTATGGCGCCGTCGGCGATCCGACCAAGGCCGGAGGACTGTACTAATGGCCGAGGTTGATACGTCGATCTACAAGATGGCGGCGGATGCCGACCCGTTCGAGTTTCAGAACCGGCTTCTGGAAAACAGGCAGAAGCAGCAGTCGGTCGAGGCCAACAACATCAAGCTGGCCACCGAGCGGTTCAAGACGATCAACGACGCCGCCTCAGGCATCCTCAGTGATCCAGAGCTTGGCAAGACCGACGTCACCAAGAAGCTTTGGGACACGCTCGGCCGCCTGACTAAGGGCGACGCCATGTCTGCCCAGCACGCCGTCCAGTTCATGCAGCAATTCCCGACCGACCCGCAGCAACAGCGCCAGGCCATCCAGAACGTTCATGCGCAAACGCTCGGGGCCTGGGAGCGCGGCAAGGCCTATCTCGGCACGGTCGAGGGCGTCGGCACCGGTGGCGGCACCAAGCTGATCCAGCAGCCGGCGTTCGGCGGGGCCCCGCCGCGGGAGCTGGGGTATATCCCGAACACGCTGCAGCCCGGCGAGCGGACCATCAACGCCAACCCGAACGACCCGAACTATGGCCGCGAGACCACCATGGGGGTCTACGGCAATCCTCCCATTCAACCGCCCGCCGCGGCCCCAGCGGCGCCCGTCCGTGCGCCCCGCGCCGCTCCGGCTCCTGCGCCCTCCGGCGCTATGCCGCCCGTAGAAGGCGCTCCCGGCCGCGCGAAGGTGCCATCCAGCGCCAAGGTGATTGGAGACGATGAGGCGGCCCGTTCCGGGCTCTACGAGCCGAGCTTCAATGACCGGTTCAGCGCGGCTCGGCCCGTCACCAAGCTGGCGCCCGGCGAGGACACCGCGCTTCAAGGTGCCGCCGTCGCCTACAACGACGCCATGGTAAATGCCGGCAAGTTCAGCAGCCGTGTCAACCCGCTGCGGCAGGCGATTCCTCTGCTCGAAAAGATGAAGGAAACCGACATCGGCCCGACATCGGAGCGATGGAACGACATCAAGTCGACCGCCGTCACCCTTGGCGCAGGCAAGCTGGCTGGCATAGACCCAGAAAAGATTAGGGATTACAACGAGCTGAAGAAATACTTCACGCAATACGCCTCACAGGCTGCCGCCACGCTCGGGCCTAAGACCAACGATGGCCTCGCCACCGCGGTCACGTCCAACCCGAACGTGCACATGGACAAGCTGTCCGCGACTGAACTCGCCAAGGTGGCGCTTGGCATCGAACGCATGCAGCAGGCCGCCGCGTTGGAGTTCAACGACCTCGTTCAGGCCGGGAAAGCGCAGCCCGGCACGTTCAACCGCTTCATGCTGCAATGGGCAACTCGTCAAGACCCGCGCGCCTTCGTCTATGACATCATGGACAAGAAGGGCCAGGAAGCCGTCCGCAAGCTCCCCGAGGCCGAGCGCGAAAAGGTCAAGGAAGGCATGCGGATCGCAGAGAAGTGGAAACTTCTAGGGGACGTGCACCGTGGCCAGTGACGATATTTTTGATCGTTATTCGCGCGATGCAAAGCCGGCCATGGTCGCGGCGCCGACGGATTACGATGTTTTCAGCCGCTACGAGCGCCCGGCCGAGGTGGTTGTGGCCCCGGAGGGTAAAAAGCGCCTCTATGTGAGCCCGGCCAAGCCGCGCGGTGACGTTGCCAATGCCTCCGGCTTCAACAACCGGATGGTGTCCAGCATCCCCGTTGTCGGCCCCTTGTTCGATAAGGCGGCCGCGGCTGCCGGCGCCGCCATCCAGCCGATGGTGAGCGAAGACGCCCGTAAGAAGAGCTTCGGCGAGCGTTACAGCGAAAACCTCGCCATGCAGGACGCGCGCAACGAGCTTTACGGCGAGGAGCACCCGATCCTCGCTCCGGTTGCCGATGTCACCGGTGCGACTATGGCGTTGGGGCCGATGAGCGGCGCGCGAATGTCGGTCGGCACTGCTGCAACGAGGCTTGCTCCCAGGATTTTCGACAAATCAGCCCCAGCCGCTGACACACTGGCGACCAATATCGGCCAACGCATGCTCGGCATGCGAGGCAATTCGCTCGGTGCTCGTGTCTATCAGGGCGCTGGCGGCATGGGAGTCCTTGAGGGTGTCAACCAACTCATCAAGGGCAACAATCTTCTGGATCAGGGATTTTTTGGCCCGGTTCCTCTTGCTGTGGCTGGCGGCGCGGCTGGTCCGGTCATCGGCGAAGGCATCTCGAAGGCCGGCAACGCTCTACTGGAGTGGATGCCCCGACGGTCGGGACCGCTTGCTGGCGTCAATTCAACTGGCCGCAATATGCTGGTCAATGCTGTGGAGGGTGAGACTCCCGCCTCCATCGCCGAGGCTCAGAAGAGGTTCGGCCCGGCCGGCATGCTGGCGGACGTCAATCAAGCCACTACGGACCTCGCTGGTGGCCTTGCTGACATCCCCGGCCCTCACAAGCAGGTGGTCCGGGAAGCCTACAGGCAGCGCGCCGCGGGGCAGGCAGAGCGCATCGAGCAGTCCCTGAACCGCAACACCGTGCCGCAGGTGAACCTTGCCGACCTCACCAAGGCCGTAGAGCAGGCCCGCGCCACTGGCGCCGACCCGCTGTATCAGCAGTACCGCACCATGGCGGTGCAGCCGACCAAGGAAATCAAGGCGCTGATCCCGCGGCTCGAAAAAGCCGGCGCGTTCGATCTGGCGGAGGAGCTTTCTGGCATCTCCGGCAACCCGATCAACCGGAATTTCTTCACGGGAGGGCCGCAGAAGGCATTCCCGACGGCCGAAACGTGGGACTACGTCAAGCGTGGGCTTGACCGCCGCATTTCCCAGGCTCTGGACAAGACCAAGCCGGACAAGGACCTTGCGCGCGAGCTCTTGAACCTGAAAAACGAGATGCTGGCCGAGATCGACAAGACGCCAGCCGGTCAGGTCTGGCAGAAAGCACGCCAGACCTATGCCGAGCACTCGGAATTGCTGCACCAGATCGAGGAAGGGCAGAAAACGTTCAAGCGCAGCACCCGCGCCGACGAACTCGCCCGCGAAATGATCAATCTGTCCCAGCCCGAGCAGGCTGCGAGGCTTCAGG